ACATTTGTTGGCAAGGTCGAACACGTTGGAGATGGTGATTCTTTCTGGATCAACACCGGAACAGTCACGCACAAGGTCCGCCTGTACGCGGTAGACGCACCGGAACTTAACCACGCACTATTCGGCAAGAAGTGGCCGGAACAGCCCTACGCGAAGGAATCGCGCGACGTGCTTAAGTCTCTGGTCATCGGCAACACCGTGACGTGTACCGTCGTGAACAAGAGCTATGACCGGTACGTGTGCAAGGTGTTCGTTGGCAATAAGGACGTGTGCCTCGAAATGGTCAAGGCCGGGGCTGCATGGGTGGAACCTCGATACAACCACTCGCAAGCGTACAAGGATGCCCAGGACGCGGCCCAGTCGGCGAAGCTAGGTCTGTATGCAGACCACTTTAAGCCGGCGATTGATCCGCGATTCTGGCGAGCGGGGAATCGATGAGTTGCTTCGGAAACTACCCAATTCTAAGCACAACCCGGAATAAATCGACAGGTGCGGTGTTGGCCGCTTACGTGGGATTGCGTGGCGGCGTTGCGGTTCGCACCGAGGAGCTAGTAGACGGGAAAGCATTCGCGGACTTCGACAAGGAAGGCAAGCTAATCGGCATCGAGATTTTATTGTGACGTGTGCCAAAAACCATCCACCTACAACTATCTGGCGACGTTCGACGTTCTGCGGCGCAATAACCCGGAACTATTCCGAGCACTACTGGCGATAGCGATAGCGGAAAACCAACAGCATGAGCGAACCCGCAGAACCAAAGACGTGGGACTGGAAACGAATCACCGCACGGAAAACGGCGGAACAAACTTACTTCGAGGACGCAAGCGGTATGGCGATTGACACGATGGAAAGCGAGATGATTGAAAGCTGCTGCGACGGCGGGCGAGTAACCGGTCGATGCACGAAAGCGTTGATTCCCGGCGTTGGAACAATGCAACCACTGTCGATTGCAAAGTCGATTCCCGTCGAGCAACCGCCTCCGACGCCGGACAACCACGGCCCGAAGAAGCCTGTAAGAAAACCTAGGCAGTATTCCTTAAGCGTCGAATGCCCGCACGCGGCATTGGCATTCGCGGCAACGATGCAAGAAGGCGCAGAGACGCACGAAGAGGACGCCTGGCTGGCCGAGAGCGTCAAGTTCCACATCACGCACGCCGAGCAGCATCTAGCGAAGTACATGCTTGGCGACACTAGCGAGGAACACTTGAGCCACGCCATGACGCGGCTGATTCTTGCGAGGCAACAGGCCGGACTGCGGGGAATGCGCACGTGAAACCGTACTACCAGACAGATCGAGTGACGCTATACCACGGCGATTGCCTGGAAGTGCTGCCGACGCTGGCTGGTGGTTCGGTTGACTTGATTGCAACTGATTTACCGTATGGTGTGACGCAATGTAAATGGGATTCTATTATCCCGCTAGAAAAACTATGGGAATTGTGCGGGGTGATTTTAAAGCGGGCTGCGGCATTTATCACCACATGCCAACAGCCGTTCACCACGACCCTGATTGCGTCAAATCAACGATGGTTTCGCTACTGCCTTGTGTGGGACAAGCAGATAACGACAGGATTCCTAGACGCCAATCGCAGGCCCTTAAGGCGACACGAGGATATCGCAGTCTTTTGCAAGGAAAGAACGACATACAACCCACAAAAGGCGAGCGGCAATCCCTACGTTAAGCCCCGTAGAGCACTAACTGAATCGTATGGCAATTACCAGACTTTGCCGGTCCTCAACGAAACCGGCGACAGATTTCCAACAACGATCGTGAACATCACAAACGCTAATCGCAATAAGAACGGGCACCCTACGCAAAAGCCTGTTGAATTGATGGCTTACCTTATTGCCACGTACAGCAACCCATATGCATTGGTGCTTGACCCATGCTGCGGAAGCGGAACAACCGGAGTCGCGTGCTCGCAACTCGGTCGGAAGTTTATCGGCATCGAGAAGGAAGAACGCTATTGCGAGACTGCCTCCAAGCGCCTAGCGGAAGCCGAGAAGAAGGAGCCGCTGTGGGCGACAGCATAAGCAAGGTTTTATTTATCGCCTACCTGATACTAGCTGGCGTGTACTGCATCGAGGCGAACTACCCGAAAACACTCTATTTCATGTCCGCTGCCGGAATTATGGCAAGCGTACTGTGGATGAAAACTTGAAGCATCTCCCGTGCGAAAAGTCCGACCTGGAATGGATCGTCTGGAAGGACGCCGTGGGCGATTCGACACGCACGCAACGGGACGCCATCGCGGGAATCACGCTGGCTGAAAATATCAATATCGGATGGGTGATTCGAGAGGATGACGAATTGCTAGTTCTGGCTCAAGGACAAAGCAGCACGGGCGAAGTGGATCATTTAACGATTCCGGTCAACTGCATCACGCAGCGGATTCAACCGTTCAAATCCCGAGGGCGATAGCGTGGCGAAAGCAAGCGGAGTATCCGAGTTTATCGACGGCTGTATCAGCAAGCCGAAAACGAAGTGGGACACACTCACGGAAGAGCAACGCAAGTTCTGCCGAGACGTTCACGCGGAATTGAAGAGAACCGGAATTCACTTGTCTGAAACCGCACTATCGAACAACTTCTCGAAGAAGTTCGGCGTGCGATTCAGTTGTTCAGCCGTCGCAACCATTTGGGCCATGCTCGATGGCGAAAAGTAAAGCCAGCGAATTTATCGAGAACGCCGAGCGCGAAGAACAAGCACGCAAAGAGCTTGAACGCGACCGACGTGAGACGCAACGGAAAATCGAAACGGGCGACCTGCAAAAGAAGTACAAGCTAGCACTCCAAGAAATCGAGACACTATCGCACCGCTGCGATTTTCTGGCGGCCCTGCAAACCGACCGCGATAAAAAGCTCTTTGACAACTTGACGAAAGGCAAGGGAGGCGGATCGACCGCGATTCTCGCATTGTCCGATTGGCATAGCGGGGAACTAGTCGATCCGGCAGTCGTCAACGACATCAACGAATTCGATATCGAGATTGCCCAGCGACGAATCACGCGTGCATTCCAAAAAGGTCTGCAACTACTGCAACGCCTGCAATCGTTCGCTGACATCCACGATCTAGTCGTTTGGCTGGGCGGCGACTTGATGACCGGCTACATCCACGACGACCTGATTCAATCCAACACAATGTCACCGGTCGAGGAATCGCTATTCGTGCAAGAGATGGTTTGCACGGGACTCGACACCATCCTGGAAGAGAAACAAATCAAAACGATTCGAGTGGTAACGAATCATGGAAACCACGGTCGAACAACTCCCGAACGGCTTGTCAGTACGAGTTATAAGAATTCCTACGAATGGGGCATCTATCACTCGGTCGCGCGGCAGTACCGAGGTAACAATCGCATCGCATTCAAGATTGAAAACGGGATTCATAACTGGCTACAGATTCAAGGTCGAGACGTTCGATTCCACCACGGCGATAACATCCGATACGCCGGTGGAGTTGGCGGAATCACGATACCGGTCGAGAAGAAAATTGCATCTTGGAACAAAGCGAAGAGAGCGGACTTAGACGTATTTGGTCACTACCACCAATTCGTGGACCACTACCGCTGGGTCTGCAACGCGAGCCTGATCGGACACACAGCCTACGCGGTGAGCATCGGAGCGGAACCGCAAACACCAAGTCAAACGCTGATCGTGGTTAGTAAAGAGTACGGCAAGGTGATGGCGATTCCTATTTTCTGCGAGTGATGAGATGGCGAGACGCGACAAGTGCTATCGGCGAGTCAAGTGGCACATTAACGAACTTGCTGGAAATTTCGAGTGGAGCGCGCACTGGGGTGCGAATAGTTGGTTTTGGAGCGACACAATGTCCATAGGCAAGAATGGTACAGCGCAATCACTAAAGTGCGCACGTCGATTAGTGCGCGATGCAATTATTAAGATTCGCAAGCAGATACCCGAACCATACAACCCAAGGCGCGTAGCTGGCAGCCAGGAAATCAAGGACATCAGGCATCGTATTGAGTGGAAAAAAGAATGTGAATCAATGGGGATGTAATGGCAGGTAACTACGTTCGAGACGAGACGCCGCGATGGGAGCCGACTCCCGAAGAGATTCGCATTGCTTGCGACGAGATCAAAGCGGCGCATCTGGAAAAGAAACGAACCAAGTGGCGTCCAGGTACGGAGTACACCGGCGCCGGCCTGTGTAGCACACGGCAGCCAGTGAACACAACTAAAAACTGGAATCGTCGCCCCTATTCAACCCCTTAAGGAATCGCAAATGGATTGTGGACTGCGAAACGAATTGGATGCGTCAATCTGCAACGAGCTAGACCGCATGATCGTGCGTGTCAACGAAGGCGAATGGCTGGACAGCGAAGCCGCCGACCGGATAGCGCGTGCGATGCGTGCCGCCAAGGACCGTCTGCATCAACTTGTGTCGTGAGAGTAGGATGCACCTTGAAGCGACACGAACGGTTGAACCAGCTAGTCGAGCAGCACTTGCATCTCGTTGCGCTAGTGTGCCGAGAGAACAAATCTTCTGTCAGGCGGATTGGAATTGATGAGGCAAAGGCGATTGGTCAGCTTGCTCTTGTGTCTGCTAGCAGAAAGTGGCAACGCAACGGCGAGTTTGCAGCTTATGCCAAGGTGTGCATGGTCAATGCCATACGCCAGTCTGGACGATCAGAACCGTCGCATGTTTCATTGAACGGGCATGACCCCGAAGATCAGCGAGAGTGGTTTTCTGACGGCCCGGAAGTCGCCAGCATCTTAACCGACGACGAGAAGAAGTTTATGCAGCACATAGAAGATTCTCGCATGGGTCCGAGCGAGGTTCATAAAGCGTTAGCAAAACGCCGCAGGCAAAGCACAAAGCTCGTTGTCGAGAGGCACAAGCGTATTCTGCTGCGTATCGCGGAGGTATCGAATGAGTGAATACACGCCGCCCAGTCCCGAGACGCATGTTTTCGTTGGTATGTTTCGTCCTCCGTTCTCAGAAGCCTGCGCAATCGAACACAGCACGCCACGTAACGGAGGAAGCGTTCGCTACGGCGATGCTCTCAACTACCATTGCCTAGCTGCGATTGGCGGCGACAAACATCGTGAGTTGTGGTTGCTTGGCCGATACGATACGCCGGTTTACAAAACAATCGAGGAAGTTGTTGCGATGAAGGAAGGTAGACCCAATGAGTGACGACGAACCCTACTCAATCCACCGCCAAGCCGGCATGGACGAGGCCGATGCTGTCACAGCGTTGATGAAGATGGACCGTGAGAACCGGGTAGCGGCCATCAGGCGTCTGTACGAAGAGGCAGGCAACGCCGAATTTCAAGAAGCACTTTTTAGGAAGAAATACCACGCCAAAGGAGAACCGCGCCATGTGGATTGAAACGAAACTGGGAACGTCCGTGAATCTGGCAATGACGCACAGGATTACCACCCGTGCAAAAGCTGCCTTGACGGATGGCGACCTGATCGACACACCGTTTGCTGTTGTGGCAGACAACACGATCATCGCCGGCGTAGCGAGCAAGGCTGCCGGCGACTCGCTGATTCGGGAAATCCTCGACCATTCGATCAGCAACGCTCACGGGGTGATGAAGCTATGAGCGAAACAACGCGACCGCACCAGCCGAGGGTTTGCGGGGAGTGCAAACACTGGAAGCGATGGATCGACGAATATCAGGATGCGGCCGTGGATAAGGGGATATGTTACCACCCATTTCCATTAATGGTCGGATCGTTCTCGGAACTGTCGATGGAAAGTAGTTCTACCGTCTCCACCTACGCCACGTTCGGATGCAACCAGTGGGAGTCGAACAATGCCAGCGAGTAGATCGAACACCTGCTTGCATTGTCGCTGGTGGGAGCACGCTGCGTACTTAGATCGTTCTGCATCGGGAGGCAAAGTTGGCTACTGTCACTTTCACGCACCCGTTCGGAATGGATCGTATGATGGTGGCGCTTTTCCACCAACGCAGGGAATCGACTGGTGTAGTGAATTCACGGACGGGAGGTCTTATGCCGCCGCTGACGACGAAGCAGTTTAACGAACTGGTCGGTTCACTGGGCAAGGACGCCAAGAAGCGTGGCGGACGACCAGCGAACCAGCACGAGCCGCAGACGGAAGCTAAGGCTAAGGCACGGAACAAGAAGCGGAGGCGGAAGTGATGGGCGATTTTCTAATTGTGGAATATGAAAAGCTGAAAGCGAAACCGGCTAAGAATCCGGGATTGTTCCAGCACGAAGATGATCGTCGGCATGTCCGTGACGCTCTGCAAGGCATCGTGCATAAGGCTTACGGTTTTCGTCTTGGTAGCAGTACCAGCGACAGTCCGCGATGGGCAGAGGATCACGTCTTGCATCTCTGCACTGGATTAGCGGAAGTGTTGGTAGGTCCAACGTCATTCGAGCAGCGAACATGATCCAGCTAACCGTCTCACTGTGGCTGGTAGCTATGTGCATGGCGTTCTGGATTCTCGTTGACCTGTCGAGTTATCACGACCATGAAGATCGTCGCTAAGCTCTACGGCGGTCCCCACGACGGCATGGAGCGCCGCATCGAGACGGTCACGCCGTATATCAGCATCCCGACGCCGTACAGCGTTCACGCCTACCGCTATAACCTGAAATGCCTGATGACAGACACAGAGAGCCAAACAGAGCGACCACGATACGAGTACGGGGGCAAGTACAACCGGTTCACAGGGATACAGGTAACATGAAATACGAGGTCTACGAACTGGTCGAGAACTCCGGGGTGTGGGTAGCCGAAGCGGTAGACCCGGAAGGCGAAGTCCATCGGGCTATCTTTGAGGGGACGGAGAGCAAGCTGAAAGCGGACGAGTACGCGGAGTGGAAGAACAAGCTCAAGCCGGGAGACTGGATTCAGTACATCAGCACGGGGAAGTTACCAGAAGGAGAGCAATCATTGTGATGGATAGCGTATGGATCGTAGACGACGGAGACTACTACTCATCCCCCGTGGCTGTGTTCAGTTCTGAGGAACTTGCCAAGGCATACGTAGCCCAGAACTTGGGAGCCGAAATAACCGAGTGGGTGGTCAATCAGTACGGCAGCGAAGTCCGCACCCGCTTCTGCGCCAAGTGTAACACGGCAACCGGCGAAGTGACCATTGGCGAAGCGATCCAAGCCGCTTCGCACCCAGGGGAAGAAGGGTATTCGGTAGCGAACAGCAAATACTGTGTCGGCTATTCCTACGACTCCCAGGAGCACGCTAACTTGCTGGCGATACGCAAGCGAGATGCCGTCATGTCCGAACGCGGTAAGGCTCGCAAACTGCGGCAGACCGCGAAACAGGACGAGTACAAGCGACTCAAGGAAGAGTGCGATATGATTGCCCGAGAAGGCAGGAAGTTTTGGGTAAGGAAAGTCACCGATCACGGCTTTGTTTTTGGCGATCCAAAACTAGGTTTAGATCAGTCAAAATATCATAGGGAACTTCCACCCACTACGCTATAATCATACCCGAGCGGCGCCAGCGGCCTTATACCCCAGCAGCAGGGGAAAGGTCGAACCGCTACGACCGACGCGGCAGAGGCGAAAGCACGGCCCGTAAGACTTGCGATGAACCACTCAGCCGATGATCCCCGTGGGTGTAGCGCCGCCCCTACCACGGGAGTAGGAAGAGGAAACCAGTCGTCAGCCCACAAAGCCCAAGACTGCTTACCCAGGGGGCGGCAGGCTCACACCGAGATACCAAACATGCGACACAAACCTCCCGGTGGCATCCTGCTACGAAAAGCCCGTCTGCGTAAGAAAGCCGACTCCGTGCTGATCGCCAAGACACGCCTGTTCGCCAAACGGCACTATCCTTCTCTGCTAGCTTACGCCAAGCGGAACCTCCCAGTAACAACCGAAGCCTTACTGCTGGGCAACGACTTCCCCGCCCTATTAAACAGCGTGGCTGACATCCTAGAGCGTTTAACCTCCAAGTAGCCACTTCTGTGCGCCTGTACCGTATAAACGCTTGTACGAGTCTGTGTGGCGTTCTAGCGAAGGGATGAAAACGATGGAAGTCAAAGTAGTCACAGCCTACGACGAAGAAGGCCATTACTGGCGAGCATCAATGAGTATGCTGGTTGGAAATCAGCACCATGCCGCTACGGATCGTGGCAGGACCGAGGCAGAAGCTCTCAAGTCCCTCGCCATGTCATTGGCCAATTCGCTACGCACCAGACTGGAACTTGCCTAGGGTCGGAGCCTATCCCCCTCTACGGTAGGGTGTGTGTAGTTCGAATACCCTTCGCTCCCCCCACCTATCAGCGCGATCCCACCACCTGTCGCCCCACCTGTCAGCGCTGCTGTTAAGATAGGTAAGAAGCCGAGTTGAGATTTTGGGAAAAGTCGGGAGTGGGAATGTCAATAGATACGGGCCGGCGAGCGGGGCCTCCGGGGTAGGGGATGGCTGGCCTGGCGTGTTGTCCCCTAGCTACTGGCGCCGTGGTCGATGTTAGTTGGTCGATGCCGCTTGCTGTAACCCATTGCAGTGTAGGGTGTTAGCTCGCTTGCTGTAGACGCAACTGGGTGCTAGATGCTGGACAGTAACGACCGTTACTGTACAAGATGTACCTCTACCGGGTGGTAGCAGCGCAACAGAATGTTACACTCTGTCCGGGTTTGTTACACTTGCCGTGCATATACCCTACTAACCTACTCATCTTACTGTCGTCTCTAGTAGCAGTCTAACGGCATCCTAGCTAGCCACGAATAGCAGCCCAGCAGCGGTCGAACTAGCTTCCAGCAACTAGCCGGCAATCCACTGCCGGCGTCCAGGTAGCTTGCCGATCCCTGGCGCCGAAGCCACTGGTAGCCTGCCCTGGTAGCTCCCTGCCATTGTGCCGGCGTCTAGTTGATCCTGTCCGGATCAGTCCGGATTATGTCCGGATCGGGAGACTGGCGACCGGCGTCTAGGCTAGCCTGCCTGGAGTCCGACCTAAGGGATCATGCGCGCGCGATAAGAAAATCGACAATTCGAGTTTTTCGATTTCGCCGATCTCTCAATCTAATTGCCGTCGGCTGTCCACCTGGAATAGAAGATCATCAGGCGGAGAATAGCGTTCGACTAAGTGTCCAGTTCGGGAACTGGAATTCCCTAGTGTTCACTAGCGTTCCCGATCTTCTCCGGCGCCGGCGCTGCCTTGCTTCTCCGGCGCTTCGCCACTAACCGCAGGCCGAGGACGTTGGCCAGCTTTGCAGCATTGCGTAGCGTCATAGTGGTTCGCTCTCCGCTGATGAATTGGAATATGGCAATCGGCTGGTAGCCACTGGCGTTCGCTAGTCTCTGGACCTTGCCACCGTCCGCCAGATAGTCGGCAATCGCCTGCCGGATGATCGTTTCCCATTCGTCCGTTGTTCTGGCGCTATTCGGCATCTATTCGTTCCTTATTTCTTTCTACTTTTTTTCGTGGCGCAAATCCTTGCCGCGTCTCAGTCTATCGTAGGTAATAGACTGCCGATGTCAAGATTCTCAGCAGAATTGTGTTGACGTCTAATATCGGGGCCGATATTCTTCCCTTAGTCAGTCGCTTGAGAACTGACAGGCACAAACGCGGAGAGTAAGACAATGAACTACACCGTCGAACGAATGGACGTTACGCAAACCGCATACGGCACAGTTTCAAGCTGGTCTGTTGTCGCACAATACCAGCACCGCAGCGAGGCGCGCAAGTTTGCCGACAAGCTACGCGATACGCTTCCTGCCTCTTCACGGTGTGAGGTCTACGAGCGATCTGGTCGCATGGCTGTAAACGACTAACGATTCGCCCCTGCCTGCCCTATCGACAGTAGGGCAGCATCGGGCGCACCGTTTGAGAGTGTGTAGGCTAAACGCGGAGAGTAGTAAGATGAAAACTCGATATCAGTTTGAGGATCGTAAGACTGCCGAAGAAGCGTATCGCAAAGCAACCAACGATACGCTACTGTCCAATATGGCAATCACTGATCTGCTATATGGTCACGTAGAGTGGTTCTCTGGTGGCGATTATCGCATTGGCGTCTGTCGTCCGACATCGGCATCAGGCGGCAGTGTAATCGTGACATACTGCCCTGACGGCCAGAACCCATCGTCTAGCGTTCACTTCCTGGATGATTGGTGCGAATCAATTCGCCAGCAGCGCATCAGCGCATGCTTCGGCAACGATTCGGAGCTAGTTGGATTGTATGATCTGGCCGTCAAAGCAAAGGCCTATGCTCGCGCTTGTCAACAACGCGAATGGGTCGCAGCCTAACGGCTAGCCGTGAACCTGCCTTAGCAATAGGGCAGGCTACGGCTCGCCGTTTGAGAGCGAGTGGCATTAGCGCGGAGTAGATTGAGATGACAGCGAACGAACTATTAGCGATTGCACGCAAGGCGCGTCCGCATATCGAGTATGCGGTTCACAAGAATGGATCGGCGATTGCAGCCTACGATCGGGAGCAAGGCCGATTCGTCGTGGTAGCGGCATTGTCGCTTTCCGGCCATTGGTACTCTAATCCAATGGAAGTTTTGGTTGATGGCGAGCGCTGGTATGCCGACAGTGATTTTGTCGCCGAATATGTCGAGCCAGTCCAGCCGATCCGCAACCCGTTTGAAGTGGTTGCAGTGATCGGGGGTGGCGCATGAACCTGTACGAGCAATACCGCCCCCGATGCTGGTCCGATGTCGTTGGCCAAGATAAGGCAATCGCTAAGATCGATCAGCTACGCAAGCGCTGCCTCGCTGGCCGCGCCTACTGGCTATCGGGGCAATCAGGGACAGGCAAGACTACGATCGCCAAACTGATCGCTGGCGAAGTCGCCGACGACTATGCAACCGAGGAACTAGACGCGGCCGTTGATTGCTCACCTGCGAAGCTGGCTGAATTAGAGCGCAAGCTGGCCAGTCGCCCGCTCTCCGGCGCCGGCTGGGCAGTCGTTATTAATGAAGCGCACGGACTCAGCAAAGCGGCGATCCGACAATTACTGGTAATGCTCGAACGAATCCCGAACCACGTTGTTTGGGTATTCACAACGACCGTCGAGGGTGAAGAGAAGCTATTCGATGACTGCGATGATTCGCACCCTCTGTTGAGTCGTTGTTGCATCGTTAATCTGGCTCGCCGCGATCTGTCCAAGCCATTCGCCGAACTGGCGCTGTCAATTGCACGGGCCGAGGGCCTGGATGGAAAGCCAATCGACGCCTACGTGAAGCTAGCCCAGAAGCATCGCAACAATATGCGGGCGATGCTGCAAGATATTGAATCGGGCGGAATGCTGGATTAGGTCACTAGGTCACAACTAACGAAGGGTAAATAGCATGGCAACTACAACTAAGAAAATCTGTTCTGTCGGATCGGGAGTCTACGCACTCAAACCGGCCGGCGCGAAGGTTCCTGACGGGTGCTATGAATATGAAGAGACAAGCGCCGGAATGGAGTTAAAGGACATCCGGTCAGACAAGCGTTTTACGCTTGCTAAGACACTGTTCTACTACTGTTTAACCGACTATCGGATCATACCCTAGTCGATCCATCGCCAACCCCCTGCCTGGCAATCAGGGGGCTGCGATGAACCGCCTGAGAGTTCATTAGGTCACTAGCGGAGTAGAAACAATGGAAAGCAAGTTACATAAACTGTATCGCGCGGAGCGCAAGCTAGGATTCTCGGCTGCTGATGCTATGCGGAATGCTAAGATCCGCACCAACTGGAATGCCATTTGTCCCGAGTATGTTCAACTAGCAATAGTGCCGGACTGCGACATCGACCTATCGTATCTAGATCAGGAAGATTGCTTTAGCACATCCGCGAAGCAAGAGACAATCGACCGATGCAATCGTGACGGCGCTTGGGGAATCGTCGGCCAGTATCGCCTAACGGATGAATCGGAATGGATCACTGTTGATTCGTGCTGGGGATTCGTCGGCGACGATTGGGAGAATTCCGGGTATGACATCGACATCATGCAAGCTACGCTTGACGCGCTGCGCGATGCTATCGCTTTCCGCGATCAGGCACAGTTAGCTCAATCGGTTATCGCCTGAACAATACTAGGCCACTATCGCGGAGTTTAAGCCATGAGATGCACGGTAGAAATTCGAGATCGTAAGGTTTACGCCGTTCATTCCTACGTTGAATTGAACGAACCAATCCGGCGCAAGATGTTTTTCCGCCTCGGGATTTGCGCCAGCGAACTAGACGCGCAAGCATTGGTGGAATTACCCGGCAAGGAAGTTTATTGCGATACGCAATACGCAACGGCGTCGGTGTACCTCGGGCCGTGGCGGGATTGGAAGTGTCAAGGTCCGGCAGGCAGCACCCCATGCGATTTTATTGAGACTGAGATAGTACCGGCCCCGAAGTGTAAGGTAGAAACGCGGTGGCGCAATGGTCGCTGGGATAAGTATCTGAAAAGCAAGGGCTGGGTTATCGCCTAGTTCGCCCCATCTTCACCCCCTGTTAGGTCACTAATCCGGCCTTGACAGGGGAGACAGATGCGACGATTGGGATCGTATCAAGGTATTAACGCGGAGTTATGACAATGAACGCTACAAGCAAGAAATGGTCAATCAATGACATCAAATCGGCCATGCGGGTAAAGGGGTCGCATTGGTTTGATGCCAGCGCACTGCGGTTCTTTAGGTCACGAATCGGCAACGATGTATTTCAGGGGTCGGGCGGAGTCTACTTTGTGTCATCGGAACAATTCGGCGACGGCTCGCCTAGGCTGTATACCGTTCGCCAGTTCGATCCCGATGCGATTGCGATCCGCGACGGTTCAAGCTTCCAAGAGTTCGCCACACTGCGAGCCGCCAAAGCGGCTGCTAGGTCACTGGCTGGCCCTGATGCTAGTTCGGTCGCGGAGTCTTTCATCGCGCCAACGGAGTTCGATGACTTCGTTCTCGTTGTGCAGGCGGAGTATCCCGACGTTAGCGCCGGCGTGCTGCGATTGCTTTGCCTATACGCAAAGCGACATCATGCAGCCTGCGAACGCGAATGTAACGAAGGCGGCGAACATGCCGAGGGAATGGAGCGGGTAATCAATGAATTGCTCGCAAAGCAAGGGCAAGGCCTTGTGGCGATCTTCCAGGGCGATCCGCGTGGCGTGACCGTCAAGGTTAAGCTGCCCAGCGGCGCTACCAATGACTTCGGCAAAGAAGGCATTTGTGTTCCGACCGACATCTAGTCGATGCACCTTGAACCCGCCTTAGGTCACTAGGGCGGGCTAAGGTTCACCGTTTGAGAGTGGACAGGTTTAGCGCGGAGAAATAGAAATGACTGCAATCGTAATCCTTGCTCGTGACGTAACCGAAGAATTAGCGCCGGTAAGCGGCGCACGATGCAGGTACTGCGGCAAGCGCCCGTGGCGCGATCCCGAAGCGCTTTGGACAATCGACTGCTCGACGGCATTCTGTGATGTCTGTTGGGATGACCTGCAACAGGAATTGGCAGCCAGCTTGACGAAAGACCGAGCCGCGATCCTGCCCGATTCCATCTAGCCGCCACGCCCGCACCCCCCGTGCTGCCAGCCGGGGGCGACGGGTTTGACGACGGAGTTCAAACTAGGTCACTAGCGGAGTTAGAAATATGGAAACAAAACACACACCGGGGCCGTGGACCAGTAATGCGTTCGCAAGAGAACCAGACTGCGAGTATTTCGTTGCCGGACCCGAAGGCCAATGGCTGGCAGACGTAGGGGGTGGCGAGGACTACGTTGACCACAGCAGCATGGATACGCAACGCGCCAACGCCCGCCTGATCGCAGCCGCGCCTGATTTGCTGGCCGCGTGCGAAGCAGTGTTAGACATGGTCGAAAGCGAAGGTCGAGACACTGGCAGGGGTGGCGCATTTTCTGATATGCGAGACGCCATTGCGAAAGCGACTGGTGCCGCATGAAGATAGCAGAACTAAAACGCACCCTTACACCCGGCACGAAATTGCGATGCGTTCACAATGCTCGTGGTCCCGTGCCTCCTGGCGAGCAGCACCGCGAAGTAGTTAGTGTCAGTAGCGCAAATATCGTAATGCGAGGAATGCTGAATGATCGACCGACAGCGCTGTCATACCTGCCGATGCCAAAGGCTAGCGAGCTATCATCTACTCGCAGTGGCTTTCGGATCGAAATAGCGGAAAAACCGCACTCTGTAGCGGTGGCCATTGAGTATGAATGGGTACACGACACGGAAGGCGGTGCAGTATGACCTTCACGCACACCACAATCCGCACCGCAGCCTACGACCGAGGCGATGCGGATCAATGGGAGTCGGACGACGGGCGATATCGGATCGTCGCCGTCTACCGTGCCTGGGGAGTCTGTATGCCCACCCACGTTCACGCGATCTTTAGGACGGCAGACGGTGAACGCCACCTGTGTCCCGAGCGTACTATCCGTAGTCGCCGCGTGGCCGAGCGGATTTGCAAACGTCACGCGCGGGAGAATAAGATTGTCGGGCAAATGAGCATGTTTTAGGGCACTAACGCCAGCACAAAAGGATACGAACAATGAATACGACAGACACCAAAACCGATCCGGTTCTCGAACTGTGCAGCAACACGGAATGGATGCGCGAATACTCTGGTCTAAACCTGGATGCCATCGACTACGCATTTGCAGACGAGGCGGCGGTACACTTGCGCGAACAGATTTGGGACCGGCTTGATGGGAACGGTTTTCGAGTGGAACCGTCAAGAGGTCAGCGGTCTTTATGCCACGGATGGAATGGTGCGAACACGTTCACGCACAAGCTCGGACCAATCGGAACCTTCGACGACCTGACAGCAGACCAGGAAGCGGCAATCTATTCCGCTATCGAGGACGCGATCAAGGCGACTGAAACCGCCTACGCGCCCACGGCAGGCAGTGTGATTGCCGACGACGAAGAATAGCAATACTCCGCGTGGCCGGGGTGCTCTGCGGCTCGTTGTCGCACCACCCTGGCCGTGCCTGGATTTAGGCCACTAATGCCTCCAACCTGCTACGGCTATACCATCGATGATCCTGCCCCGCTGCTGGCGTACCATGCTGAGCATCTAGCGGTTGCTATGCCGATGGGTGGTATCTTTCGGGATGAGTATTTCTATCAGCCGCTCCGCGACCGTGAGCAATTCCACGGCTTGCAGATGACGCTGCAACGGGGCGACGTGCTGCTACTGTCCTCGATGCGAGCGCTGCACAAGAAGGCGAACGCCATCGACACCGTGAACAAGTGGCTGCGTCTCGGCATCCGGCTGGTAATCGTCGATCACAACGCCAGCTTGAATGATCTTACTCCCGAGGGTCGCAACGGAGTCAACGTCATTAGGGCACTAAACGCGGTCGCCAATCATCGGCAGCATAGCGTCTGCGAACGAAACATTACCGACGAGCGATTCTACCGGTTCAAGGGCTGGGGCGTCATGCGGATGCGCAAGCACAAGAAATGGCTATGGGTCCACGACAAGCGTACCCGCGAAGCGATGCGGCTGATCGTCGCCATGCGGGCGCGTGGTAGTCGCTGGATTGATATCCTGCGATGGCTGGTATCCCACCAGATATATCGCAACGGTAAGCGCTGGAAGTCGTCATCGACCATAGCCCTGGCCTACAAATACGAGATGGAATTTAGGGCATTAGAAGCAACGATCAAACAGGAGCAACAACAATGCGCGCCATCGGCTACGTCCGAGTCAGCACCGACGAACAAGCTCGCGACGGAGTTAGCTTAGAGGTTCAACAGGCCAAGATTAAAGGCTACTGTGACCTGTATGGCCTGAACCTAACCGATACCATCACTGATGCCGGCGAATCATCCAAGACACTGAATCGCCCCGGCATAAAATACGTGTTGGAACATCTCGACGTTCAGGCAGCCGAGTGCGTTGTGATTGCCAAACTGGATCGTCTCACGAGGTCAGTATCCGACTGGCAATACCTGATCGACCGCTACTTCTGCGAGAAGGCCGGCAAGCGATTGTGCTCAGTGAACGACAGCATCGACACGCACAGCGCATCGGGCCGGCTTGTGCTGAATATCCTCATGTCGGTTGCTCAATGGGAGCGGGAAGCGATCAGCGAGCGCACGAGGGAAGCACTAGGTCACAAGATCAAGAACGGCGAGCGGTGCGGGCGCGTGCGGTATGGGTATACGCTGGCTGCGGATGAGAAAACTCTGGTGGAGGACAGGGAGGAATTCCTAATCTTGGTTGAGATGCGGATTCTCCGTGGCAATGGCTGGAACTACCGAGAGATAGCCAATCACTTAAACCGAAACTGCAAGCCATGCCGAACTGGAAAGCTGTGGTCGCACTCGACCGTGCGTTGCATCTTGAATCGCAGCGCATGAAAAAAACCGGCACCCGCGATAGGATCGGATGCCGGGCCACGAAAGGATTCTCTCTCGCTGGTATTTTACCAGCCGTAGGAACCGGGGGCAACGGATCGGCCAGCAAGCGAGCTTGCGATTCCACCAATGCCCGATGGCGGCGTGCCGACGTTGTGTGGATTGCCGGGGCCGTAATACTTGTATCCCGATGAAGCCACTTGGTTCTGTGTCGGCGTGGCCGTCTGATTTACAGGCTGGGCAACCGGCGCCATCGCGTTTTGAAGTTGCTGATACTGCGGTTGGTACTGGGCTAGTTCCGCATTCTGCCTAGCGCGTGCAGCAGCTTCGCTATCCGCTGCCGCTTTCTGATTGGCTGCGATGCCAGCCGAGTAGGCGTTGCTATCGAACTGCGGTCGGGGTGCAGGTGGTGGCGTATAGGCCGGCATCCCGGTCGGATTGCCGAAAGCGTAGTACGCATTCTGATCGCTGTAGGGATTGTACTTTTCAAACTGGTTGGTCATTTCCTGCCCTGCATGACCATACCCAGTTCCGTAAAGTTTGGAGTTGTAGTCAGACCACTCTGAACTATGGTCCTTATTGTCCCACGTTGGTTCCGGCTTGGACGGATCGTAGCCCATGCCGGACCCGAGGAATTTCGTACCAAATACCCAATCGTTTGGATTCGACTGGCCGATCATTTCATTGAGGCCAGAACTAATCGCACCTGGGATGTCTGCTGGCCTGGGATTGTCCGGCGCACCGTAGGGACCGGCCACACTACCAGCCGCCATGCCATTGCCTTGAGCGCTGAGCGGCGCTGGCGTTGGTGGAGTCCACGGCTGCGGAGTCGGGAATCCACTGGTCTGCGGCTGTTGATACGCCGGTCCGTTCATACCGTTGCCGGTTGCCGGCGCTGGTCCTGAGTTGCCACCACCAAAGAACACTGGTTGCGTCGGATGCGGCTGCGGCGTGCTGGTCGGATAGTTGTGCGCGGCAGGTAGTGGCGAAGGCGTGGCTGCTCCCGAGGCGTTCGGCGCAAATCCACCCGAGCCAATACTGCCTGTCGATCCTGAACTGCCGCCAGCAGTAGTGGTGGTCGGCTGGGCATCAGCAAACCAATTACTGAACAAGCCTGGACGCGGAGCGGGAGTCGTTGTCGTTGTCGGCGAAGTGCCGGCATTGTTGAACGATGCTCCGAATCCGCCACGCGGCGCCGCCATCTTCCCGAACCGATTGTTCAGACTACTGGCGATGCCATTGATTCCACCAAAACCACCACCACTCGATGCGCCAAACATACTCATAGTTACCAACTCCAATTTGAATTGAACCCGTTGTTTTGCGGGAACATGGGGAATGCTGGAACGAACGGCGCTGGCGCTGCGAAGTTCGGTTGCGGGATGTTCGACCGGAACGTGGCTTGTCCACCCCACGGCGTATTGATCCACGAGTAATTATAGACGGGCGTGTACTGGTACTGGTATGGCTGAAACTGATGCAGTTGCGGCAGTCCTTGCATGTGCCGACCGTGGTAGTGCTGATGCCCGTACTGGGCGCTGGCGACCGACGTTGCACAGAATAGGACAGCGGCGAGAATCAAACTTCTTGTCATGGCGCGGACCTTTCTTTTCGTCTAGCTGCACTCTGTTTCTGAATACTCTTCAGCAAAGCCATGAGTTGCAGCGTTGCTGGGTCCATTGTAGCGGCGTTCTCGGGAGAAACATACAAACTTTCGTGACGACCTACCCCCGGCTGCCCGCGTAGCATCTCTTCGATGATCTTTCGGGCGCTAATTTCCTTCTGTTTCTCGACATCTACGTCCGAGGTCCGCACGCCAGTCAACAGGTTGACCGCTTTTTGCAGGACACTTTTGCGACTGTCAACCAATTGGCCTACCGTACTGACCGCCCGTGCTGCCGGCGAGTTCATCAGCAGTTCATCCATCCAGTACGGCACAGACTTCGGGGATTCGAGCAATCCCGTCTGTTCGCCGATGCGTCCCGAACGGGCGTCCAGGTCTTTCAGATCGCGGCCCGTGAAGAACTGCTTGCCGGTTGCTAGCTCTAGGGCAGTCTTTGGCACGGGATGAAGCTGGCCCAACAGGTCCATACCGGTTTTCTGGATTCCACCGGGACCAGCCGTGGCTAGGTTGTTCAGAATCTCATGCTGGAATCCAAGGCCGGTCAGGTACTTCTGAATCCCTTCCTTACCACCGGGGATCGGGATCGCCAAGCCACCGCCGATATAATCGGGCGTGAATCCGCTTTCATCTTTCAAGTCGTTGGTCAGGCGGATCGTCTGGGCAGTACCACCACCCGGATGTTCCATCAGCCGCTTCATTACCAGCGGCGCCGTCCGCGATGAATACTTGTAGAACGGGAATAGACGGGTCAGATACTTCTTCTCGAATTCGGTATAGGCCCGCGACGAGTAGTCCACGTTCGACGTGATGGCACGCTTGGCCGCCTCGGCGGGATCGACACCCTGGAACAGTAGTTCATAGAACGGTTGCAGGCGGTTGCTATTCTCGATGCGCTGGCCTAGTTTCTCGCCAGCCATGACGGGACCGAACTTACTTTCGGTGCGAATCTCACCAGTCTTGTAGTTCTTCACACCACGCATGTCACGCGGGTTGCGTGTGCTTTCGGGACTGACAGTGAAGAAGTCCTTGATGACTTCCGAGAACGGGGCCGGCTTCTCCCGACCGGGAACCGATTTGGTGAAGTTGCCTATGGTATCGGGTGCAAAGTTGGGATCGACCGATGCACCCTGCCCCATGTACGGCTTGATGATTTCATGCTGGTACGCGAATTCCTGTGCAATCTTGGTCGCGTTCTCGGGAGTATTGGGCAGCCCACGGTCGATCAGGGCACGCTTGATAGCCGGTATCTCACCAGCACCGGCCAAGTCTTTCGCTTTGCCGTTAATAAACTGACCAATGGCCCTGGCGTGCGTCGGGTTGACGCCGCTCTCGTAGAGTTGATTCGTAACTCCGGTCGCCGCATTGCGTCCGTGGAACGCTGCCCAAGGCGTCGTCCACAATCCCTTGACCCAGTTCGTTTCCGAGTCCACCATTTCTTTGAGCGGATCGAGCACGCTGGATGTGGTCGATGACTTCATGCTCTTGAGCAATTCCTCGGCTACGTTCGCCGGGAGTCCAGCAGCCGTGATGTCGTTCACGCCATGCTTGGCTAGCATCGCCAAGGCGTTCGGATCGACGGCAGTTCCACCGGGCAGGACGAAGTTGGAACCCTTGAGGATGTCAGCTATCGGCACGATGCCATCACCACCCACGGGCGCGGCGTGCTGCGCCATGAATTTCAGCATCTCATCGCTGTGGGCGTTGGTCTTGCTTCGCTTAAGCTGATAGGTCAGGTAGTCGCCGACCGGATCGCCGTAGAACCGCTTGGCGTCACGCTTGCCGAAGTAGTTGGCGAGTTCCTTGGCTTGCTTCTGCTTCGCCTTGATGCCGGCGATGTGATCCGCCATCTGCTTGCGAACGGCGTCCGGCAAACCCGGATCGCCCATGACCTTGGCGAAGGTATCTTCCTTAAGCTGCTTCTGGAAGTCGAACGATTTCAATACATCATTATTCGACACGCCAAGATAATTATTCAGGACATGCCGAGCGGCTTGCAGCGGTTTGGTCGTGCGTCCAGCCACTACGTTCGGGTCGGTCGCTAATGCCTCGATGGCGCTGCGACCCTCGGGGATATCCAAGAACGCCTTGCGTCCCTTGCCAAACGTGGTATCGAACAGCAACCCACCGGGCCGGCTCGCACTGGGACCACCAGCCGCGTTCGCAAACCGTGCCGAGTATTGGCCGGTATGCTCGCTGCTGAGTTCCTGCACATAGTTGCCCATGTCCACGCTACGCTGCCGTGTGGCCGCCTGATGCGATTGCATGTCGGTGACGACACTTTGTAGCTCTTGCTGTACGTTCGGCGGCAGAGAGGCTAATTCGGCGGCTGCGGCGGCACTGTGCTTGCCAACCGTGGGGTCAATGACACCACCCGGCACTTCCACCATGCGGTCGAGAATCCGAGTCAACTGGTCGGGCGGCAGCCCTAAGGCGGCGAGGCGATGCTGTACATCGAATGCCTTGCCGAGCACGTCTGCCCTGCCGATGTTCTCTGCTTGTCGGGCTGCGGCAGCACCCTCTTGGCCGGCGCGGGTAAAGCGTCCGCCAGCATCAGGGCTGAATCCCATTGCCAAGGCGCGCCCAACAGGCGACCAGCGAGCGGCTGAACCAATCGCGTCCATCCCGCCAGCGATCTTCTGAGATAAGGCGCCTTTACCTAAGGTGAATGCCGGGTCTTTGAATGGCAGGCCGATACCGACCAATCCGCCCAGCTTGTCGCCGCTGAGTTCGGAGAGTTTTGCCGCACCGCCAACTAAGTCCTCGGCTTTCGTGACCGCCTCGGGTCCGGCGTGCGTGAGCAAGTCGCCCAGGTTCGTGGTCATGCGTGCCACACGCTTGCCGACTGTTTTACCGGCAGCCTGTGACGCTACTTTCGAGGCATCGCCCAACAGTCCAAGTTTCTTGGCGAGTTGTCCGGCTTTACTGACTGCCGAACCTCCCAGGGTCATATACGTGAGCGGGTCGCCCAGCACTTCGGCGGCGAATCCCATCAGATCGTCGCTGATGCCGGGATGATTGATACCCTTGCCGTTAATCAGGTCGGTTCCGCTGGTCCGTTCCGAGGGGTTGAACACACCGGGTAGCGGGTTCTTGCCCTGTAGGGCATCCCACGTTGCGCCACGGACCGTATCAAGCACGTTACCGACCGCACTGGCAGCACCCAGGGACTTGTTGGCAATGCCACGGAGAAGCGAATCCTGTTCGTCTGGTGACAGATCAGGAAGCGTGGCAGTTTTCTGCTTCTTGGGTCGGCTTGTGCCGAATACGTCAATCAGCGGCATTATTTAGCCCACGGATGAATAAGACTGGGAGAAATCATCGAGCCAATGCCGCGAACGATTCCGCGTCCTGCTACGTTTGCATCCCACCATTCGGCGGCGTGCTTGGGGTCAATTCCGCTTCCGCTATTGGCGACGTGTTGCAAGAACGATTCTTTGGAGTCCGGTCCCCATTCCATGTTCGGCCCGTTGTCATAGAGGTTCTTGAGTTCGGCACGGGTATGCGGACCCAAGATTCCGCCCTTGATTTCTTGACCGCGCAGGTACTCGGACATAACCGGACCTTCGATTCCTGCCGCACTTCCCGGCAGCAAATTTCCCTTCTTCGCTTCATCTTGAATAAACGCCATCTTTCCTTCCGGCGTGTCACCCTTGCCGGCAGCGATTTTAGCTTGTGCAATCGCTTCTTCCGACTTAGCTTGTTGGATAGCAGCGTATGCCGCAGGATGATTCGTCATCATCCACTGTTCAGCCTGTTTGTCGGCTGCTTGCTGTTGGGCTGCGGAGCGACTAGCGAGCGTAGCTTGCCGGGCGGCTTCACGGGCTGCTTGGTTTGATCCCGCTTGCGCCCATGCCTTCTGCTTGGCATCCTCGGCATTCAAGCTGAGTCCCGCCTTGCGATTGCCGGGGTCGGTGTACTTCTGGTTGACCGCTGCAATCTGTGTCGGCATGTCCGCAGACATGCGTTGCTCTTGCGTCATGTTCGCACCCTTGCGAGCCATGTTCAGATAATCCTGATACCACGGCTGGTCACGGAGCGAACCACTGTGCACAATGCCGGTCTGAGGGTGCAGTTCGGCAGCCGTAGCGATAGCAGAACGCAAGTCCCTGGCTCCTAGTCCGGCGCCGGGAGCGCCAACGCGCGGGAACACATTCTGATCCGCGCCGCGCAGTTCGTACCCAGACTTCGGCGGCGCATCACCCATCGACGGCCCTAGATCGAGCGGGTAATCCTTGGTTGCTGCCGTCACGGCAGGCTTTCGGACGCCTATTCCCGGCATCTTCCAGTCGGTTCCATTCGCCGCATCCTCGGCTGGATCGCCCGGAGTTGCTTCGTCGCCGGGAGTCGCATCGACGGAGCCAGCTAAGTAGCCTGCTGCGCGTAAGCCGGCTGCACCTGCCGCAGCACGGACGCCACTGGGGATGTCCACTCCCAATACTCCCGTTGCTGGCTTCGGCCCCCTGGCGGTGAGTCGCGGCTGCCCAGGTCCACCAGCGTTGATGACTGGTCCCGTGCCAACCGTGCTAGCCGAATCCGCACCTTCACGTTTCAGCCGTTCCGCTGCTTGCTCGACGGTTTCCTGTGCCGTGCCGAATGCTTGCTGTCCGGCTTTGTTCGACGCCACACGAGCTTGACCATGACCACCAGCCGTAATCGTTGGCCCTGAACCCACGGAGCGAGTAGCCGCTTCCTCGATGCCCCGCAGCCGATCCGCATTGGTCGGCATCGGAGGCAGTTCTCCAGCGCTGTCGAGCAACTTCTGCCGGCCACGACCGGGCATACCCTGTCGCTGTAAAGGTATCGCTGATCGTGGCCCACCATTGGGGCTAGGAACAGGTGCGTACCCACCAAGCCCTAGTCGTTCGAGTGCATCATTCATAAACTGTCGTGCGCCTGGACCGTACTTGGGCACGCTATCAGCGGCAAGCGGCAAGGCCGCTTCTGCCGAGTGGTCCGCCAATGCCATCACGCCATTCGGTCTCACAGCCGGCAGTGCAGCGTTACCAGCGGCATCACTAGCGGCAATCGCCGCACGCAATCCACCTGGAACACGTTCAGCAGCCGGCAATGCGCGGGCGACATCGGGAGCAACTTGTCGCACCGATGTTTTCCCAGCAGCCTTACCTACGGTTGCAATCGCATCTCCCGCCTTGGCTGCCTTCGCTGCCGCAGCCGCACCTTTCACCCCTTTGGTAGCTCCAATCGCACCGCGCACGCCTCGGCCAAGCATTCCGGCACCCTTGCCAAGAGCACCAACACCCTTAGCTGCTAATCCCAGTCCGCCCAGGTAGCTCAATGGATCGGTTGCGATCTCGCCCGCGACACCGGCGACATCGCCCATGTCGAGTCCCGGCGTATTGGCGCCGAGAACGCCGTACTGTTGGAGTAAGTCTCGGCCAGATGGCGCAGCCGGATTGTCCACCACTTCGCTATTGCTAAAGTCGGTCAGTCCAGCCAGCGGGTTCTGACCGCCGAGCGTATTGCGAACCACGCGGGCCGGCTTGTCTGCCACCCCGGCGCCGTACTGAATCTTATGGAGAAGATCGCCGATTACCGACATTATAAACCCCCCAAGAGTGAACCGCTGCTGCCACCGTTGCCACCGAGCGAACCACCCAGCAGCGACGAAATCAGATTCAGTAGCGAACTGTTTTGTGCCGTATTGAAACCCATGTTCGACGAATTGAATTGCGATAGGACGTTCGCCAGTCCCAAACCTTCGGCGTCTCGTCCCGTCTGGCCGCGAAGGATGCTTTGGGCGTTCGTGGTCGCGTCACCGAACGGTATCTGTTGGGCCGCTAATTGCCCCTGGCTGAGATACTGTTGGGCCTGCGGAATCGCCAATGCCATCTGCGATGCCGAGCGAGACACACCCGGCTTATCGTAAGGCTTCTGTAGCCAGCGCAGGTTGGCATTCATCTGCGAATCGGCAATGGCTTGGTTCGTGGCCGCACGGGTATCCTGTGGCTGATAGACGGTCTGCGGTGTGATCGTGGTCTGGATGTTCGGCGACGTGTCGCCAGCCGGCAGCGGAGCGGGAGTCGGAATCGGGCTAGACGGCTGCGACCAGTTTCCAAAGCTGCCGGCACCGACTGATTTCTTCTGCTGCAATCCCTGCCCCACCGTGTAGTCGTTGCTGAGTTGTTGCGGCTGCGGATATGGATTAGGCAGTACATTCCGCTGATCGCCGTAGCCTTGACCGAAGAGTGGCCCACCCTGCGCGTAGGGATTCTTGTAGATGTTCGGTCCATCGGACCAGCCGACACCGTTACCGAATCCTGCATCGCTACTAAAGCCCATGCCCATTATAAACTCCCCAGCAAGGAACTAATGATTCCCATGATATTGCCGTTCATCGCAGCCTGATTCGTCAAGTTGGTCGCGTTGATTCCCGCCAGCCAGTTGCCGCCCTGGACGCCAGAATTCGCCCGTGCGCTTTGGCTGTTATAAAGCTGATCGGCATTGGTCTTTTCGCCGGCACGCATGAATGCCAAAGCATCCGTAGAACCGTTGCCGCGCGCCAGATCGCTCGCCAATCGTTGCGAGTCGCCAGCCATTCCGACACCCGACACACTGGTCGGCATCGAGAACCGCTGATTCGCAATTGCGTTCGACGCGGCAGTCATTTGTGGCTGACCCCAGACGGGTCCGGCTTCGATCCCGCTGGTGTACTGCGGCAAGGCTTGTTGCGTTGGCTGCGTTTGGTTCTGAATCCCTGGAAGCTGACCCATCGCAGCCTGAATCGCACGACCAGCAGCCCGCATATCGCCGGGAGCAGATGTAGCATTGGCCGGCTGCACCGGATCAATCGGAGCGGCATTCCAGTTCTGCGGTTGCGGCGTAGGATTCGGCAGCACGTTCCGATGGTCGCCGTACCCCTGCCCGAACAAGGCACCGCCTTGCGCGTACGGGTTCTTAAAACTGTTCGGGCCGTCCGACCAGCCTACGCCGTTGCCAAAACCGAGATCGCTATTCATCGCCATGTTAGACGTTTCCCATAGAACGTGGTGTCTGCGGAGTCGCCGCACCGTTCAATGCCGCACCCTGCCCGAAGTTGGTGGTGAACCCTTGCAGTCCGGCACCGCCACCACCGACGCCACGATTGCCGATCAAGGCGGTAATCAGCGGCATCAGCGAGGAAATCTGCTGCACGCGGGCGTTGCCCAACTGCTGCATGGCATCTGTCTGCCGGTTCGTTACGCCAGCGTTCGTGTTGGCGATATTCTGATCGGCGTTCGACCGGATGTTCGCCTGCGTCATCTGCGCTTCTGGCTGGTACTGAGCCTGCCGATTTTGCGAGTTCAGTAGATTCGCAAACCCAAACGAGTTTCCGATGGTGTTGCCGAGATTCCCCATCGTGCCCATGCCCTGCGACACCGCGTTCATCGGGTCGAGGTAATCAAAACCGCCGCCCGCTTGGTTTCCATGCTGCTGGGTTGGATCAAACCAACTGCCATTGTTCGACCAATAACCTTGTTGAATTGCCATGTTCACTCTTCTCCTTCAATACGGATGGTGCAGTTAGCTGTGGCCCCGCATGTGACGCGCACAGCGAGAAAACTACCACCCTTGACGTACATCGGGTTTGATTCGCTGTACAGAAACGTCGTGGAACCTTGGACCGAGTTGCAATAACTCACGTCGATAGGCGTAAGGACAGTCGGTTCGACCGTGAACGAGTGCGTGCTAGTAGTCTGCAAGGTTTCTGAATCAGTTTCGTTGCGTTTCGTAACCGTGCCGGGAGTAGATGTTCCGGTACTAGTGCCGTCCTTGCGACAGACTTCCACCTTGGAATTTGCGGTTCCGGCTGCGGCACCGTACACTGTTACCTCGATGCGATTGATGCGCACGCGGGTATTCGTCGCGGCGACAACTTCCATGACCGTCACAACGGACGATCCGGTCCACGCGATAGCAGCCTGTTGCGTGACAAAATTGATTCCGGCCATTACTCGAACCTTTCAATGAGATAGCACCCGATAACGGGCTGAATATGATTGACTGTGCTGGGATTCGGCACCGTATGATGATGCCCGCTGGCGGTAATCGTCAGCCCCGTAATCGTGTGCGTGTGGCTACCGTCGCCCGATAGTTCTGGCGTGAAACCTGGAATCGTGGCCGTGCCATTGGTAACTAAGATGCCTTCGATCAGGTCCGAGATTGGAACCGAGTGGTAATGCGTCTCTGGACTCACACCGAACGTCAGGCTCGACAGGTCAATGGAATGCTTATGCCGTGGGTCGTTTACCTTGTGCGTCAGGTCAGGAATCTTGTGGTCGTGCTCACCAATTACGACGGACATGTTTTCGAGAGAATGATTGTGTCCCGTCGAATCGCTAATTGTGACCGTGACACCGCTAAACGTGTGAACGTGGCCGGGGTCCGTTATCGCGTGTGACCCAGCACTGGTTGCACCCGTGGTGGTGTTGACGATATCTGCGAAATTGGCACCACCCGGAGCGGGTGCAACATAATTCTGGTAATGTGTGCTAATCGTGTGGGTATGTGCGTCGTGCGCGGCAATCGCAATTCCAGTTGTGGCCGATGCCGTTGTCCCGCTGGCGGTTCCAGAAATCGCCGTGATATAGGCTTGTCCTAATGTCCCACTGACCGAACCGACGAGTTGTGCCTTCTCTGTTTTCTGCCCCGTATGCGGATCGACAGTAATCATCGTGTAGGCGGGCTGCGTTTCCAGTTCCGAGCCGGCGCCGGTTCCAGTCAACGTCACGGGCGTTGTGTCAACATATCCGCCACCCCACAATTGCATTCCGGTGATGGAAATCTCACGCGATGGAACCTGAGAGAACGTCAAGCCCACCGTCGCCGGGTCAATCGTGGCCGAGGCCGATCCAATCGTGACGCTCGAATCGCCCGTATCGGAAATCGTGTGCGTATGCTCGTAGGTTCCGTTTGTGTCATAGGGGTTTGTCGTGCCGCTATTGCCGCCAACGTGAATGGGAATCCGGCCAGCCGCGCCAGTGACGATCCGCCAGCCGCCACGGATGTTCGCGGACGAGCCGTACCACATTTTGCTGATGCCAATCGCATCGTCCATATAAGACGACAGGCAAAAGTAGTCCGCGTTATTGTCGAGTCCAGCCACAATCACATCGCCGGCACGCACGTTCGGATCGCCCATGCCACCGCAGCGCGGCAGATAAACCTTGATCGTCTGCGTGACACCGTTCTTCGGAATGACGTAGCTATTGCCAGTCCGGTCGGTGACTTGCTGGCAGAGCACGTAGGAATCGTTGCCGCTCGCATTCGTCCAAAGCGAAGTCGCCTTGACCCATTGCCCGGTTCCGCTGATGCCAGCCGTGAAGTTGACCGGCCCGTTGTGCGTTAGCTGCTGGGCGCAGTTGCCGAACGTCTGTTGCAACGTGTCGATCAGGATGTCAGGAATTCCCTGCACCCCGTAGAGGTCGCCCAGAGCTTTGACTTGTGCCGTAAATACCATTAGTTCGTGACCCCCCGCAGTTCGATGGCACGCACTTGAATAGCGTTCGAGCCTTGAAAGCCTGTCAGTTGGATGCTGACCCAGCGGTCGCCACCCGGCGAACGGTCGTCGGTCCGTCCGGGGAAGTCCCAGCACCAAAGGCCCGTCGCATCTTGCTTGTCGCTGCGAGTCTTTAACAGGTCCACTACGGCGCTAGGATCGCTAGCGTAAGTCTGTACGCCATCTCCGTAGCCCTTGGCAACGCGATATTCACGGGCGCCGGTATCGTGGTTGTAGACGCACCGCATATCAATCGTCGCCGCCGATGCGGTCGGATCGGCAACCATGCGAATGCCGCGTTGTGTTTCGCGGTCGTTCTCGGCAAGCGGCAGAATTCCCGACTGCCATGTATAGGGAATCGCACCTATTTGGTAGACGCTGGTGGTGTCCGGTATGGTAGTCCAATCCGACGACAGCGTGAGTTGCGTGGCACTGGTGCGAGCCGAGACGACGCGCATTTGATCCTTGCCGGTTCCGGCGACAATCGCCACCGTGGTATATCCAGTAGCGGCATCGGTCGGAAACGTCGCGGTCGTGTCCGAGATCGTATTGTGCGAGGCGCTAGTAACCGTCCCACGTAACGTGCCAGTTCCCGCAATCCCGTCGAAAGTCCCTTGACCAGTCTTGTAAATGGTTTCATTCTGTCCGCCGACTAACTGCCGAACCCTGGAACTAATCGAGATCAACGCCGAACCGCCAAGTTCCCACGGGTAATCCTCTGTCCACACGGTTCCGGTGCGATAGTTGATGGCAATCGCGTGCTTGGGTCGCGTATCACCCGACACGCAATAGTAGAACCGCACGATTTCCAGTACGGGGTCTTTCTGGGCGAAGAACCATTTCGACATGGTAAAGTCGATGGTCCCGTCGCGGAACATATCTTGGATGGAACCGCTGACCGGCTGAATCGAGCTATCGCCGTTGATGCGATAGATGCCGTAAAAATCCATGATGTACGGAACATCTTCGACCAGTACCCAAGCCCGATTATTCACGCAACCACGCGACGACATCAGCTTGATCGACACGTCGATTGCCGGCTGGGCGATGAAACTCAAGCGATAGACGTGCCGGCGCTGTAGCAGATAGATGCAACGTGCGGACGGCATCATGCCGACCAGTTCGTCATCTTCACCCGTGCTGTTCTGGATGCGCACGACGTTGGAATCTGGCACGCTTTCCGGTTCCAGCGTTTCCGAGAAGTACAGTTGATTCAGTTCCGACTGCGGCGGTCGAATCGCGTAAGACTGACCAGCGGCACCCGTCCCGGTAAAGATTGACGTGAGCGTGATGGACGACGCACTAGCCGATTTGATCGTGTAGCTGGCAGATTCGCCAATGACGTAGAGAGTTCGACCAGCCATCGCGGAAGTCCACGACGTTCCGCTGCCTGTCACTGTTGTTGAACCATTCGACGTGGTAATCGTGCCGACGTTATATTCCACGTCCACGCCGTAGAACATGCGGTCTTGATACGTTGCCGAGCACGCCTTGAAGTTGGGCGGCTGGCCGAACCGGTTCGCATTCAGCGATCCGTCAGGATTCGTGATCGGCAACAGCCAGTCGAGTTCATGCGTCCAGGTTCCACCCGAACCGTTCGACGTGTAGGTCGCGTCGGTTACGAACGACGTGGAAGTTGGGCAGCTAGTGACCGTCTGGTGCGACGTGTTGTAGGCAATCACGTCATGGTCAGTGATCGTCACCTTCTGGCCGACTACCAATCCATGCCCCACGTCGGTCGTGTACTTGACGCTACCCCCCGAGGTAGCCGACGTGCTGATATTACCGCCACCCGATGACATGCTTGCATCGGCACGGGCGGAGGCCGAGAACCCCGTCAGAACCCATGTGCTGGTAGCCGCATCGGCGGAGTAGGCAACGCCAGTCACGAATTGCTGAGCGCTATTCACCGCCGTTACGGCGTGCGACGTGTTGTAGCCGCCGACCGAGCTACCGGAGATCGTGATAATCGCACCGACCGGAAGTGGGTGCGGAACGAGCATGGTGATTTTGCAGAACCCGCCCGAGTTCGTGATCGAGCCGACAGTTCCACCCATCGCTAGCGTCGTGTCGTGATAGTAGACCGTCGCTTCGCCGCCCGTGGTGCGGAATAGCTGAATCTTGGCAGGCCGCGCATCGGAAGGAATCGTCAGGCTGCCGTAGATAATCTGGTGATTACCAGCCGCCGAGGTCGTCAGCTTCGTGGGCACACTAAGATTCGACGGAACGCCGTCCCGGTCGATATAGCGATAGGCGCCGTAGTACACCAGCGAAGCCGAGACGTTGCCGGCAGCCGTGTTATCGGTGAGGGTCGGGGCGACCGTGGGCGCTGCGATGCCGAGCGTTTCGGCTGATGCAGTCAGAAAATCCCAGCGCAGGGGCGTGTCGATCCCGTTGGTGATGATGAGTTCACCATTGGGAGAGCGAGAAATCGTGACCGGCTGAAATGTATTCAGACCGGTTTTGATCGAAGGTGCGCCCATAATCCTGTGGGCGCTGGCGCGAACTTACTTAGTAGGTTCCAGTCAATTGGCAGACGAACGATGCCTGATATCCATCTTGTGGAACGAAGGCGATGTAGCCAGTTGTCAACTTGGCAGCCGGAATCGTAATCGTCACGGCCATCTGGCCACGCTTACCGCCAGTAAACTGGTCGTACCCCTCCGTACCCGATCCAATCGCTACTCCCGACGACATGCAGCTTGGGTCTATCTTGCACACGAACTGTCCATTTTTTCCATAGCCATCGACGCCCGCAAACAGACTAAAGGTTCCCTGAAACGGCGCGTGTGCTGTAATATGGTCATTAACCGGTGTGCCCTTGTAATTCGCACCAGCCTGATAGCCGTATGCAATGACTTCGAGCGTTGCCGGCGCGTTAAATGCCGTCTGCGTAAAAGCAATCACCACCGGGAATGGTCCGACAGCACCGCCACCCGTCGATACGGCAGCGTTTGGGCAGCATGTAGAACCTGCGATTAAGCCACTATCAAAAGCCGCCATGTGTCCATGCTCCTATGTGGGATTGCGACCGGCGCGGATTGCGCCATCGGATGTTTGATAAACGATGTAGTCGCCTTCGGCGCGATGGGCACTGTACATGAAGATTATACTATAGGCTGAGTCCGCTTGCTCATTGGAAAACACGGACGGCAGCATCCCCCCTCGGCAAGACAAGATGCCCGGTACGATGCACTGCATATTGGCCTGAATCTGGGCGGCACCGGGCGGCAGGCTACGCGCATCGCTGTTCGATACTCGACCAGCCCAGTCGCTAATAATGACGCTATTTTTGTCCTGAGATTGCTGATTAGACACTGTTATCTGCCCCTAGCGGACGGGTCAGTCCGTAAGCATCGTAGCAGCGGTTTGTGGTCCGGCTGAATTGCAGCATCGAGTCGGCATTCGCCGCTCGCAACCGTTCCTTCTGGTAAGCGACTTCTCGCAGGCGAACGTCGTCCCTGTTCCGCAGGTTAGACAGTTGGTATTCCGCACCGCGTAGTAAGGCGTTGACCATCGCCGGGTACAGATCGAGCGGGTCGCTAATCGTGTACTTCTTGGCAAGGTACGTTTCTTCGAGCGGCGAATCGACCGTAATGCTGGTCGCACTGGCGCGTGCCGTAATGATCTTCTGTTCCGTGAACGGGTTCAGTCCGCTCATACCGGTCGGATTCCCATTAAATCCGGTTTCGGTCGATTGCGTGAAGCGAATCACGCTGCCGACGTGCCGGTCGGCGAAGGCGGTCCCGCTGCCGGTAATGGTCGTGCCATCGACGGTCCCCGAGACGGTTCCCACATAATCAGCCGCGTCATAGCCGGTAAACCGTAGCGGTCGCAATTCCCGTTGGTACAGGAAGCGAATCCCTTGCGCCGTGCTAGCGTTCGGCTGGACGACAATCGCCATCTGCCCCAAGAAATTTGGGTCGCCCATGATCGTCCAGAAGATCGGCGAGCCGGCAGAACTTGGGTCGCGTAGCTCAAGGTGCTGCCACTGGTCCGGTTCCAGGTATTGCATGATCCCTTCGGACGTTTCCGACATCGGCTCGTAGATCGACCGGAAGTCAATCGGCAGCGAATAGACGTTGTGATACAGGGCATAAGCCGTGCTAGCGGCAATGTCCGCAGCCGGACAGTTGTTGGCCGACAGGGTAATCACCGTAGAACTTTTTCTGTCCTCGACATCGTAGGTAATGCCGGCAATCGTGATGCGTCCCAGGGCTGCCCAGGTCGGCCAAGTGCCGCTCGTGAGCGTGACCATCCGTTCGTAGGTTCCGCCCGTGTAATCGTAGGCGATGGTTCCCGTGGTGTACGGAGCATCGAGTGCGAGCCGATATTCGGAGAACAGGTAACGCCATTCGCGGCCCTGTACCAGATCGCGGAAGGCGTGCTGAACCGCATCTCGATAGTCCGATTGCTCCGCATCCATGCCACCCCCTCTGGTGAAATTCATCAGATGCGAAATCAGATCGTAATAGGTTAGTAGCGTTACGGATGCCATGTTTTACGTTCTGCGAAATTGGGTTTTATCCGTGGTCGTGCGCAGGAACTTGTTGGGAAACGTCGTCGATCCCGTATCCATCACATCGGCGTCTTGCAACACCCAGAATCCCAGCGTGGCCGCCGAGCCGGTGTAGGTCGTCAGCGTTGCGGCGCTAATCGTGGTCGTGGTCGCATCGTTGTAGGTAATGACGACATTCGCACCGACTTGTGCCCACGTCGGGCTAAGGTTCGGATTCGGCGTATAGCGACTGACCCAGCGATAGCCGCACCAGACTTTCGTATACAAATACTTGGGAGGAATTGTATCGGCGAATGGTCCGAGTACGCGACCTGGAGTGTACAGGGCGATTTCATCACGTTCGCGGACCAGATCGACGACACGTTTGTGTTCTAGTGACGTGGAATTCGGATCGTTGTAGAAGTTGATTTCTCGACTAGGCAATGTCGCGTGCAGGACAATCTCTTCCCACAAGCCACTCGTTCCCCACTTAGCATAACCAAGCGCTACAATCGACGGCGCACCGACGTAGGGATAGCGGTTCTTCGTGCTGGCGCGGCACATCGACATATTGGCCGACCAGTCATAGACGAAGTAGGCCCAGTTGATTTCTCCCGACGTTCCGCTGACCGCCTCGACATCGCCATCGGTCGAACTTCGCCAGTTCCAGCGATCATCACCAATGGTCGGCTGGCCGTAGAGTGGTACGGTACTGCCGTTTCCGATGCACCCCGCTACGCCGAACCCTGGACGCCACGGGTTGACCGGCAAGTCCCACGAATAGAGCGATGACGTGTAGGCGGCATCGTAGGCGTTGATGATCGCGTTGGGGAAGTATTCGAGCACGACACTCATCGCAGTGTTGATGGTGTCTACGTAATACTTTTGGAAGAACGCATCGTACAAGAACGGGAAGTTTTGGTTGTACCAAGTGTAAGCAGTCGCCACATGCAGGTTCGCGTGGTCCCAGATGTTCGCCTGGCTCAAACCGGCTGGCTGAAATACGCTGTCACGAATCGTTGACCAGCCGCTATCGGCAAACACTTCGTCGCAGGTTTCCGTAATCCAAGTCGCCGTGATCGCGCCGCTGCCGGTCGAAGAGATATTGACCGCGTTCTGCGGAACCAAGGCGTCCGCACGGCGCTTGTAAAGCGTAGCTTTCGTGACGCCACCAGCCACGTTCACGTAATACGGATAGTTCGCTAGCAATCCGGTCGGCATCGTCGTGGCGGCTGCGATCATTACGGCATCGCCGGTCGTCCAGCCGTGTGCAACGCTAGTGGTAATCTCGCCCGTACCGGTATTGATCGCGTTGACAGTTTTCACCGTAATCGGCGACAGCAGATTGACTCCCGTGCTGCTGCCGTTCACGCCACGTTGGAAATCGTAAAAATGCTTGTGATGCTCGATATCGGTCAAAAACCCGTCGAGGATATCGGTCGCATTCGCCGCTCCGTACTCGGCAGCACCAGCCGCCAATAGCTCTTGCATGAACACACGCAGCTTCGAGTCGGACGCGACAATCTGGGTACGATAGCTCGATGAACTTAACCCGCTACGGTTTGCGGTCGTCAGTTCCAAGTCCCAGAATGCGTAGCGGCCATTTCCGGCACCGGTCGTGACCGGGATGCCGAGCATACAGCCGACGCTGCTAGGCGACGTGTAATTACCCTGGCGGTCGGCATGGATATAGCGGCGGCCGGCCGGTTGTGCGATCAACAGCGATGCTACCAATGCCGAGTTCAACACATCCTGGCCGACCGCACCGTGATTGTAATAGGTATGTACCGGTCGAATCAGGTTGTCACGGACGGTGATTTGCGGATAGGCGGCAATCGCTGCTGCGGCGTTCGCATCGGTCGAGGCACACACGATCCGGGTAATCTGCGGCGTCAGGTCGAGCGTTTCTTGCGGCTGAATCAGTTCAAACTGTCTCGATTCCGTCGCACCGGTGTTCGTCAAGAATGTCAGACCGCTCGAATCCCAGGCAGCCGACATGAGATCGTAGAGCAAGTGGGCACGGTCGGTCGTGCCGCGTGTCAGTCCGGTTGCCGTGTACTTATTCGTGACCAGACTGCTGATGCCGGTTCCGCCACCATCGTTCCAGACAATCCAACTTAAGGCACCCTCGGCAGTCAAGTGACTGGGCGGCGTGCCGATGGTATTCGAGATCGACAGTCCCGCCACCAAGAACGCGCGGCATTCCGCAGCCGTCATGCGAGCGAATACCCGCTGAAAGTCTGCGCCGGATGCCGTGAGTTGTGCTTGGGTTACTGCCATTAGATTTCGATGTAACTAAGATGCCCATTCGTGGCCGTGGATGTCGCTACAGAGGCGTTCAGCAGCGTGCTAGCCGCCGTCTCGAACCATCCCGATGGATTCTCTTGCAATACCAGCGGAGTGCTGCCCAAGAGCGGCATCGTGCCCGTGAGGGCCGTACCACCCGCACCCGACTGAATCGCCAGCGTGCCGTTTCCGGTCAGGCTGATGCACAGCGAGATAACGCGGATTTTCTTGCCGGTCACGGCGGCTACCAGCGTGACGTTGCCGTTCGTTCCGGTGAACGTCGCATACTTGATCGATCCCGAGCCGGGAGCGTAATCCCGGCATAGTTGTCCAGCCATTTTCAATCACTCCATTTCGGTGCGTGGTTAGCGAGCACCTTTTCACGTAACTCGCGTTTATCAGCTTTGGGCGTAGCCTTGAGTTCCATGTTGACGTGGCGCTCGATGATGTCCTCGGCAAGTGGTACGGGCGGCGTCTGACGAATCGTCCCCTGGACGTTGATCGCGCCCGTCACGGTCAGATTGCGATTGCGAGCTACGCGGCGAACATCGTCGGCACTGCCTACCCACGCTTCGGGATCGAGCGGACCACGGGTATCGGCCAGCTTTCCGCAATAGACTTTGTTGCTTACATTGACCCCGGTTTTCTCATGGACCGCTTGCATCACGGCACCCTTGAGATTGTCGGGAATGAACGGAACCGGGTCGCTCGCAAACTCTGCCGAGAAGGCCCGTTCGCTGTTGCTGTACGGCGTGGCTGGCGGTCGCTGGTGAGCGAGCACATCGGCCATGTTATGGCTTTCCCCGCGCTTGCGTAGTTCTTCGTAGAACGACTGCACGAACGGGTTGCTGCTAACCTGTGGGTACTGGTGCGTTTCCATGTTCGACAGGAGCCTGTTGTGGTTGTGGCGGTCCCTGCGCGGGTCCATTCCCGTGCGGGCTGGGCGGTCCTTGTGGACCCGGAGGCGGCATCATCATTTGCGGCGGTGGCGGTGGCGGCTGGATCAGGTACGCATCCGGCTGGATGTCGAGAGCCTTACACCAATCGCCGATCAGCGAGTTCATCGGACCTACCTGCCCCTGCTGCGCGAATGGAGCAAGGAACTGACCCAGCACTTGCATGGCCTGTGTCATTTGCTGGACGCGGGTATCCTTGTTCGGTCGTCGCGTGCTGCCGGCTTCGATACGGCAATCGTATTCGCGTGCCATCGTCTCTGGATCAAGTTGCTTGACCAGCATGTCCCAGGCTTGCGATCCGAGCGTGCCTAGAATCGGTTTCAAGGCCGCACCGTCCAAGCCCCAGTAGCACGCGAATGCTTCCTTGCGAGCGATATTGGTCATCGCGCCATCGACGATCGTTGCCATGTCGTCGGGGCGTATTCGACTGTTATTACTGCGCACATTGGCGTCTGTTGCGGAGCGGGATTGACTCGACACATCGCCATACATCATGTCCGACAGGCCGACACGCTTATCAAACTCGTTCGCAACCGCCTCGATGATCGTGTAGATGTCACGATTGATCGGCTGATGCTGTAGGAAGCTGACGACGTTCTTGATATCGGTGTGCATGTCGCCGTCGATTTCCAGCGTGGTCATATCCTTGCCTTCGAGCACCTGTTTTTTCAGGTTCGATTCGGCGGACTTGAGAAACACGATGAAATCGCGGCAGGTCGTTTTGACTTTGCCAGCCAGAAACGACATAGCCCAGTTCAGGAACTTAAGTTCACCGAGGCCGGGACGTAGCGGGCTGATCGGATAAGGGTTATCGGGCGACCAGTGAAAACCCATGACTTCGCACGGCCAGCCGCCGTCGATCCAAAACGGGATTGGCCATTGTGCGGCTGAGAACACGCTGTCGAGTTGCTGTTGATCTTGCGACTGGGCCGCTTCGGTAATCATCTCGTTGGGAATGTTCAGCGGGAATTCGACGTTCTCGGCAACCGCTAGATAGCAGTAGTCACCAAACTCATCGAACATGCCCTTGATGTCCGGCGACATACCGGTCATCCGGTCGCCCATGCCCATCTTGGAGTAGACTTGCCAATAGACGAGCAGGTCGTTCGTCTTGCCAGCCTTGCGTAAGTAATCGGCCTGCCAATTGTCGGTCGTCTCGCCCTGGCTTTGGAGCGATTCGAGATTGCCCTTGCCCTTGAGCGTGTCAGGTTTCAGGCCGTACTTCTGTTCGACTTCCCACGTCGGATGAACGCAACGGCGAGCCACCCATTGCACGCCTTCCATCCAGCTTGTAGCGTCGGCATCCCAGACGATGTTGTCGCAAGAATCCCAGAACGTACCGACCAGCTTTCCGCTGAATCCTGGCGGCTGATAAAACTCAGTCCACCACGTAGACATGCCCTTGATGAGTCCTTCGTCGATCCCTCGACGCATATGCTCCTTGGCGTTCTGTTCGTTCGGCAGGTAGTTCAGTACCGTCTGCACCAGCGACGAGACGGTGTTGCGCGAGATCAGTTCGTGCTGGTGCATCATGCCCATCTGCTGGAACATGGGCTGGGCCATCGGGTTGTTCGGATCGCCGAACAACTGTGGCGGCACGTTCGGGAATTCTGCCGGCGTGACCAGCCGATTCGGATTCTGGTAGTACAACGCGGGTCCGTAGAGCGACTTGAATTCAAACGCCTTATTCACCACCATGCGGAACGAAGGCATGTTCACGTCGTTATCGGAATCGACGTACTTCTTCATGTCCCGCGAATTCCAGAAGTCTTTCGACCGACCGTCGAAGAACTTCATCAGTTCCTTGGCGTCCAGCGAAAACTTCGTGCGCTTCCACTCCAAGGCTTTCTTGATCTTCTCAAGCCAGCCACGGCACAGTGGAGACATCGGACGTTGCGGGTCAATGCTCATTACTTACGGTTCGATTCCAGGCGCGACAAACGAGTTTCGAGGCCGCGCACCTTTTCCGATAGCAACTTGCGGTCGGTCTGCAATTCCTTGTAGTCCGGCGTGAAGTCCCAAGCGCCGTTCTCCTTTTGGGCCGGGTTCGTCAGGCGTGGATCGCTGATGTACCGAACCGACTGATAGGACGCCTTGTCGCCGAGCGACTTGAGCCAGAGCGTTTCGTGGTCGGCTTCAAACACGACACACGGAATCGGCAACGCTGCCGGACCTCGGGTCAGGACGAAGAAATTGACAATCTGACCGCAGCGAACTTGCGGCATGGCGTAAGGTTTCGTTTCGACCGCTTCTTCGACACTGGACATAACTAAGCTCCTAAGGCGATGTGATTGCTGGCACCACTCTGACGGCGAGCACGGCGCTCGAACTTCTCGACCATCAAGTCCAACGCGGACTTCATGGTTTTTTGCACGATGGATGGCGGCTTGCGATAACGCAGGCCCGGCCAGTGAATCAGGTACTCGGCACAGTTCTGCAAATGCGAGTACATGCTGCGCGGATCGGGATGATCTTGGATGATTTTGTTGACCACCTTGCGGCGGTAATACTTGATTTCCATCTGGTAGTTTGGGGTCGTTTCCTTGACCACCAGAATTTTCGGTTTGCCGTCCGGCAGCCGTTCATTCAGCCACGAACGGACCATTGCACAACGACCGTCAACGTCGTCCGAGCCGAGCACAAAATCGTGACCGGTCGAGATGCTACTAACCTTGTGCTGACGGAAGGCGGCGACTAGCTGCTGACGAATGCTGAACCCACCAAACTCGCTACGCCGTGAACCGTGGTCGTCGATGACGAACGCCTGTATTTTCTGATGCTCTAACTTCGCCTTCATCGCCTGCGCGATTTTGTCAGCGGTCGCGTTTCCGGTCAGGTAGATTTCGTCATAGAAGTAAATATGTTCGTGGTCGCCGGGCGGGACGGCGCAGAACAACGCGGCGCAAAATCGGTTGCCGGGGTCAATCGCGACGTAGCGGCACCAGCTATCGGGAATCCGCTTCTCGGGAAAGGATTCCAGCGAGACGCCATGCGTCGTGATGTTAAACTCGGGGTACATCAAGTAGCCGAGTGCGGCAAACTCGCCCAAGATACGGACGTTGTATTCGTCGGGGTTGTTCTTAAACTTCTCCTTGAGGATTTCCTTCTTGTAATCCTCCATGTACTTGTTGTTGTCCATCGTGACGAAGAATTCTTCGACGCGCGGCTTTTCCTTGATGCGTTCGAGTCCCGCATCTTCGTGCAGCTTCAATAGCTGTTCCGTGCCGGCTTGCGGCGTGGCGGACCACATAAAGCGACCGGAGATGATGTCGGGCGAATCCTCGAAGCGGTCCACCAAGCGGGCCGACATTTCGGGATACCAGTTGGAGTCCTCGATTTCTTCGTCGAACCACACCACGTCTACGTCCATACCCTGCGGCGGCTTGGCACCCGAGGCGTAGCAGCAGCATTCCCACCCGTTTACCATCGTGAACTTGGTAAACACGTTGTTCTTCTTCATGCGCCAAGCGATGCCCTTAAGTCCACCCTTGACCATGCGTCCAGGGATGAGCGGCGGCGCAGGCTTGGATTCCTTGACGCGATGGGCATCGTGCCACGGACGATAGGCGCGCCACTTCTGCGTGACTTCATCGCGGATCATCCGAAACGCACCAGCCTTGAACAGTTTCGGATAGATGACTTCGCCGATTTGCTTTTCGTCGAACGTGACGATATAGAGTCGTCCGTTCTTCTTGGGATACGGCAAGTAGGGATGATTGCCCGAGAGAATCCAGGCCGCTTCGACGGCACACGTTGTCGTCTTGCCCGAGCGATTGGAGCCTCTGTTGATGCGTTCCGCAGCACGCGACCGATGGAACTTCTCTTGCATCTCCATCGGTTCGTAGATGCGGAGCGATTCGCACTGCCGCTTCGCTAGTTCGAGTTTGACTCGCAACCAGCGAGCGGCGTCGTGCGGGTCGATCTTGGGTTTGGCTGGTGGTACTGCAACCGGAGTCGGTGCGTCCATCACGGGCGCAACAGGCACGGACGCAACGTAACCGGCTGGGATCGCCGGCTTCGCTACGCCTTGCATTCGGTTGTAGATTTTCTTCTTAGCCACCAGCGAGTTCCCGTTCCAAATCCTCTTCGCTCATGCTCGTTACATCGTCGTCGTCACCCTTGGCGCGAATGGACATTTGCACCAGCTTGACAACCAGGTCCATCACCTTGGCCTTCGTGGCCGAATTGCCTTCTTCGTAAGTCGCATCGAGTTTCTGCGCGATTCCATTCGCGCCACCAAATTGCTCCAAGCAAGCGTCTGTCAATTCGACAATCCGCTTGATATCGGTTTTCGCCTTACTGGCTTCACGAACCAGCGTGTTGAGTGATACGTCCATTAGTTGCTGACACTTCCGCAGGAATGGTTTTGTACCACATTGAATTCTGTGTTCCGTCGATCCCGCATTCGTTCGCGGCACGAATGACGCCTGGAAACTGCGGCAGGTAATCGTGTCCGCAGACAACACCACCCGGACGCACAAACGGCGACCATGCCGCGATATCGGCTTTCACGTCCTCGTATTCGTGGCTGGCGTCGATGAATACCATGTCGATTGCCGAGCACCAGTTGGCGGCCACATCGAGCGATGCGCCACGATGCACGAAGATTGTCTTATTGAGACGGTCGCCGATGTTCGACAAGAAGGTTTCGTAGGCGTTTTTGGGAGCCTTACCCAGTTGATCGTTTGGGTTCCCTTTCCAATGATCGACGCAATGCACAATTGCGCCGGCATCGGCCATTTCGATTGCAGTCAGGCCAGCGTAGGTTCCAACCTCGACGACGATAGGCTTGCGCCCTAGTTGTTCCCTCAAGTCGTGAATAGTTTCCACGAGCGCATCGCGGTCGCAAAACGGAACTTCGTGCCCCATCCAGTCCCCGGATGAGGACTTGGGAATGTCGTTGCGATGCGTGTCACCGACGAGAACTAGCCGGTCGTCCGCGTGCCGGCCTTCTAGTACGGATCGCTTGAGCGTGTCCGTCACAAAGTCGGTCGTGATGATGTAGGGCTTGCCTACGCATTTTGGTTTCCAGTGTCCGGCCCAGGCGTCCCAGTTGCAGAACACCGGGTTGTAGCCAAGCTCTAACTGTCCTCCGAGAGAAATGTTTCGCGTGTTGTACACGTCCTCGGTGGAACACTTCTTCATGCGCGGCCCAGGCTTCGGCTGATTGCAGACTTGGCAGCGCCCGCCGTCACCTTCCCATTCGTAATCGAAGTAGGGTCGGTCGATCAGGTCGAAGCACCGCATGTCATACATAATCACGCCGGTCGGCAGAGCAGCGCACGGCTGAATACCACTCATGGCGGCGGCTTCTTCGCGGCTGTAGGCAACGATGGATACGAACGGATTCGGCGTGCCCGTTTCTCGATGCGCCCAGCGAAATACGTAGACGTTCTCGATGCCGCCTTTGGTGGCGTGCGGAGGCGGTCCGCAATAAGGAGTTCCGACGACGTGTGGTCCGCGATCCCAGTTTTCATAGAGAAAGTCGAAGCTCGATTCAAAGAACGGCTTCGCTAGCGGATCGTTGCCGACGTAAATGTCGGGGGCATTGTCGCTATCCAGCATGACAATGATGTCGATGCCGGCTTGCTGGGCGTGATGAATCGCTTGATTGCGGGTCATCGTGATCGGCGTATCGCTGATGCGAATCGAACTGATATCGCTGATGCGCGGGTCTTTTTTCGCCTTGCAGACGACGCCCGTTACCCAGTCGCAGATTTCTGGAATCTCTGCGGACGTAGCTCCATTACCGCCGTAGGGGAACCTCGCGATTAAGACAGATAATTGTCTCGGCTTCATTTCTGGCGCTTTCTCGAAAAGGGTTCATAAAAACAACTACACACCGGCTACGGATTTCCAAGCCGATCCATTCCAAAACTTGATCGTGGTTGTGGTGGTGTCGAAAACGAGTTGCCCAGCCGTTGGAGTTCCGGGAAGAGAGCCGGTTGCGAATCCGGGAAGTACAATTCCATTCGCGGTGATGTTCACTCCACCGAATGACCCCGAGGTCGAACCAACTACTGCCAGCCCAGTCACGATTCCTGACGCGGCAGTGACGTTCGCACTGGACGTAATCGTTCCGCAGGTAATGCCACCCGCAGATACATCCAGCGAACCGCCAACGATAGAACTGGTCCCGAAGTTGGAGTCGAGGTTGTCGCAAATCTCTTTGGCAACGCCGATATCGAACGTCTGAGATAAGGCGTTTTTGGTCTGTGCGCTTACCATGATTCACCTATAAAAAAACCGCGCTGGCGAGTCGCCCCACCAGCACGGCCCGAGTCGCGCCAGCGACATGCTTGCAATTCCGATGAGGCGCGAACTACCATTTCGTAACGTGGACAAGAACGTCGGCAGCCGTGCCAATCGTGGTTCCGGCGTAAGTCGCGTTCGATGCCACCGCCGAGAGTGCATAGCCGATCCGATTCAGAACCGGATTCGTCGCAGCACCCGCAGTCGCCAGCGTCATCGTTGCCGGAGTAACGTGACCAGCGGAATTCGATGTCGATGCCGCCGAAGTGCTTCCGACGAGCAAGTCGCCGTCAGCAATCGCAGCCAGAACGTCAACGGTCTGGGTTGCCATCGCCGGACCTTCCAGCACAATCCAGCCGATGTCGTTGACGGGGATGCCGGTTGTGGCCGGCAGATACTCGTCAACCAGAAACGCACGTTGCGATCCGAGCATCGAGTGACCATCGGCCTGCTTCACGCGATTCAGACCAGACGCCTTGAGCGTCACGCCGCGCTTGGGCAGCAAGCCAATCGTTCCGACGTTCCGAACAGCCATGCAGCGAACTGGCATATTTGTTCGCGTAATGCCCGTCGCTGGATTGACATCCTCGAAGTCCCAGATAGTTCCTTCGATGTTCGTGCCGTCAGTCGTGGTCGTTACCCCCAGCGTAGCGCCACGGGGAAACGGGGGATTCTTTCTCGATGACATATTTCAACTTCCCTTAGCTAGGGTTAATGGATTTAGACGATGCCGTTGGTCGAGTTGATGTTGGTGAACTTGCAGAAGTGACGCGGGCTTTGGCAAACCAAGTTGCCGAAGTACCGAGCCATGTAGCGGTTCGCCTGCGACTCTTCGTCGTAGAACGGACCCTTCAACTCGAACAACGTGTCTTTGGTCGAGTACAGCGTCATAAAGTCGGCGTTGATGCCGTAGCCGAGCGGAGCCGGCACCGAGTAGTCCGACATGACTTCCACGCCGTCGATGCTCATCACATCCTTGAACCCGAGCGAAACCATGCCGTCGTTCTTATCGACGTTGATGCGCTGAATCGGATCCCACTTGTCCTTGAACTGACGGTACAGGTCGCGATCCAACAGGATCAGATCGAGGTCGCCACGCTTCGACTTGTTACGCTTCGAGTGCGTAATGCCGAACCGCAACGCTTGAACGCACTGTTGCGCGAACGTCGCAGCCGCACCGCCGAATGCTGTGGACTCGTAGTTGACGACGAGCGGCGTCCAGAAATCCAGGCCCGGTTGAGAAACGACACCGAGCGGCCAGCCAGCGGCGGGCAGCGAACCAGTGTAGTTTCCGAGCGTGCAAACCAATCCGGCGTAAGTCGCAGTCGGCCAGCCGACGTAATCGGCAGCATTCGCAGAGCGAGTACCGGAAGCGGTTGCGATGGTGTTCGTGCCGGTCGTTCCGAACATGGATTCCAAACCGGTGATATCGCCGGTGTTGGTTACGTCCGATCCGAACAACTTGTCTGGGAACTGTTCCTCAAGCGTTTGCGAGAGCCGCTTGCCGAGGTTTTCAAAGACGTTGACCAGGGCTTCTGGCCCTTTATTCAACTCAAGTTCCCGATCATAGATGGCATCGGTAGCACCGTAGCCACGGTAGGTCAGGTACGCATTTTTGTACGCATCCTGGCGAGCAAACGTGAGCGTTTGTTCGTGGTTGTTCTGTTGCATCGGGGTCTGTCGGTATTCAACCTGCCATTGAATGCCGTCGCCGCCGACGTTGTTGACGATGCGTCCCTTCTTTTTCAGCAACGCCAGTACGGCGCGATTACGAAACACTTCCGCTTCGTACCCCTTGAGGTACTTGCGAGTCGTGGTCGTGGCAACACGTGTCCACTCAGCCATGTGCTCAGCCCTTTCTCAGTTCAGAAACCAGACATGCCGGCTTCTTTGAGGTCTTGCATCAACATCTGACGCAGGTTTAGGAGTCCGTTTTGGTCTGGCGCATCGTTGGTTTTCGGAATGGAACCGCTGCGATTCGGTGTACGAACGGCAGCGTTCTTAAGAAATTGCTGGCGGGTATCGACGGCTTGCGTCTCGGCGACTTGTTGCTGTCCGCGCTGGGCGTTGATTTCCAACGTCAGCATCCGTTCGCCCATTTCGAGCGCTACGCGATCCTGAATGCCCGGCACCTTGACGGCGATGTCTTGCAGGATTTCACCGAGCCGGCGCCCGTAAGCTGACGGCACACCTTGACCGGTGATTTGATTGAACAGCGGGCGACCGTCTGGTCCTTTTTCATAGGCCCAGTCCGCATTCTCAGCGAGATAAGTGCGTTGAAACGTCTCGGCTTGAATCTGTTGGAACCGTTGATTGACCGCCTGTTCGGCAATCGCGGCGGCTTGCTGTTGAATGAACGGCGCAAGCGCTTCGCCGGGATTGTGAGTGAACTTCTCAACGAAGTTCATGCGGTATGTATTGAACGCTTCGATCTCGGATCGAGCGGATACCGGCGCGGATTCGATGGGCTGACCGTCCGGTCCCATGTACCGACGACTGGCATCGGATAGCTGCGGCGGGGACCACGGATTCGGCGGCGGCTGCGGAGCGTACTGCTGTTGGGCGAAGTGCTGCTGCTGAACTAGCTGCTGCTGTTGCTGCCGGCGAAACTCGGCAAGCTCGTACTGGGCCTGTTCCAACTGCCGATGCTGTTGGAGTAGGTACTGCTGCTGTTGAGCGATTTGGCCGAAGGCGGCTTCGTCACTGTCGGCATCGACGTGAACACCAGCGGCCAAGAGTTGGTCGCGGAAAATGGTCGAGGGCGTGACCGCCTCTGGCGCGGCGGCAGTCTCGGACGTTTCGTCCGATAGAACTGGTTCGTTTTCGAGGACTTCCGTATCAACGGCTTCGTCGTCGATTACTTCGGCTGCTTCGGCTGGCGTCATACGATCTACTCACTAGCGCAAAAAAGGCGTCTAGTAAGTAAATCAGGGAGAGGTTTTTTTAGACCGAACGCAAGTTGTTGCCGTAGCTAGTCTTAGGTTGTTCTGTACCATCGGAAAATCAGGGGTAAAAAATGCGCACCTTTAGCGCACCTTTTCCGGCGCCTAGCCCAACGCAGGCGGCATGGTCGTCTGCTGGCCGCAGATGCGCGAATCCTTGTAGTGTCTCTCGAATAGTTGCGGAGAACGATGCCCGAGGTGTGCCGATCCGCACCCCGGCTGCGACCGTTCAACCGCACTGGCCGACAGGATGCGGATTCCCTTGGTCGCTTTCTTCGTCTCGACACCAGCAGCAATCCGTATCGCGTGAAATAGCGGATACCAGCGATTCCGGTTGCACCAGAGCGGCCAGATTAGCCGCCTGTCTGGTTGTGACGCCATGCAGGCGTCGATTGCTTCTAGCGTTGACGGTCGCAACTGTACGCGGTGTGTATGTCCCGTCTTGCCCTGGGCAATCGAGAGATAACCGCCCGGCCAAATCCAAGAGCGTTCGAGCGACAGAACATCACTCAGCCGCAACGCGGTATCGTAGCTCGCCATCAGGAACGACGGCCACCAGAGTCGGCGGGGAATCTTCACCTTCCGACCGACGTTTCCAGTGAGCGATTCGGCAACGCGGATCATCGCGGATAGCTCACCGGGAAGGAAGCCGACCGGGATCAACTCGGGGCACTTGATGCGGCGAATCCTGCCGACTGGCGGGGCGAGTCCGGCATCGTGGGCGGCGGTCCAGAGTGTGACAATGCAGCGGCGTTTGCCGTGGATTGTTGGTGCGGCTAGACCGGACTGCTGCTGGCTAACAAGCCAAGCGTTGACCTGATCGGATGACAATTCAGCTAGCGATATCGGATGGCCGACGAACCGCTCTAGGCCGCGTGCGGCAATTTCCAACTGCACCACATAGCCAGCACTGACGCCTCGGTGCATCGCGTAAGTCGCCGCATACCCCAATAGAGTTTCCATTCCGCCCGCCCTAGTTTAGCGCAGCACAAAGACATAACTACGCTCCGTCTGGTAAATGGGCTGCGCGACAGGGACACCAATCGAAGCTGTCTTAGCTCCGTTCCGTTTGGCATCGCCATAGTAATTGCGCACCTGCGTGGTGCAACATTATTTCCGAAAGATATCTACGTTCCCAAGCTGGATGTCGAGAGTTCGAGTCTCTTCGCCCGCTCTTTGAAAACCTGTTTTTATGGAGCAAACCGATGAAGTCGTCTGAAAATTGGAACAACGAATCCGTTCGGGATCGCGAGCGCCGCGAACTGGATGCCAATGTCGAAAAGCGACTCCAAAACCTAGAAGCCCGAATGAACGACTTAGAACCCAGGGTCAAAACACCAAAGGCTCGCAAGTCACCGATATAGACAGACATTGAGTCGCGGCGACTGTATCCCCAGCTTAGCGGGGTGTCTTACCAGTCGTCGCGGCTCTTTTTCCGTTGCCCAACTATCCCGATAACGCTACCATAAGATGGATGATTGCAACAATGGATTTACAAAAATTATGCTCCGTGGAAGAAGCGGCCCGCGTTCTAGGACGTGACCCAAGCCTTGTGCGCCGATTTTGCAGAGAAAACAGGATCAAAGCAAAGCCAATTGGCAAAAGAGGTTGGGTGATCGACCGCAAGGATTTGGACCGATTTATGATGGAGGAACGCCCAGCAGGACGACCAGGACAAAATCGAACAAAGAAAATCAACAAAAGCACTAAATAGGTATTGCAATCTATCCCGATAGTAGGATAGATTAACGCCCGTTGAGCGAAGAGTAAGACCTTTTCTCAACGAGAATGACGCTAAGCAACCCTCTAGCCCACATCTGGGCCGGTTCGTTGCACACGAACGATTTTCCAACAAGCGCACAGCCTAGTTTTCCGTGCGCTGACAGAACGGAGTCTGCAACATGTCTACGGCAGCCATCATCCCGATTCGTGAGACGAAGCCTCTGCTTATGCTCGCCGAGGTTCGGGACGCATTGGCGGAAGTCGTGAGCATCGGTGACGCACTGCCTCTCATTAGCAAGGCGGAAGCGTTGCGGGTGTGCTGCCGCAAGGCTGGACTGTCGGTCGAGATTCAGAATCAAGCAACTGAGGTCAAGTTGCGGTGCGAGCGTGAAGCCGGACGGTTAATTCGTCTCGGTCAAGAGTGCGGTGAAATCTCTACAAGAGGTGGCGACAGAGCAAACTTCCACGATGGAAGTTTGAAACTAGACGACATTGGAATTACGCACAAGCAGTCCCATCGATGGCAACGCCTCAACGCAATCGACGCCGAACAATTCGAGGAAGAATTGGAATTATTCCACGAGTCCGACCGCGAGATTACCACAGCCCACTTCCTGAAACTTGCAGCACGCCAAAGTGCCAACGAAGAAGAGTCGGAAGAGTCGTCTGCGATTGGCGGCGATGTTGTAGCGAACCTGCAAGAGCTAATAGACGCAGGAAGGAAGTTTCGCACCGTCTACGCCGACCCTCCGTGGCGGTATGGCAATCAGGCTACCCGTGCGTCAACGGATAACCACTATCAGACCATGACGGTGGACGAGATTTGCGCTGAGCCAGTATCGCAACTGCTTGAGGACAATGCGCACCTTCACTTGTGGACAACCAACGCGTTCCTGTTCGAGTCCAAGCGAGTACTAGAGGCGTGGGGGTTCGAGTACAAGTCGTGTTTCATCTGGTGCAAAAAGCAGATGGGAATTGGCAACTACTGGCGGCTGAGTCACGAGTTCCTAATTCTTGGCGTGCGTGGCAGCCAGCGATTCCGCGACAAATCCCTGATGAGTTGGCTCGAAACGGAAAGCAGCGTTGCAATCACTGACCGAACCAAGCACAGCCAGAAGCCGCGTGCGGTTCGCCTCATGGTCGAGAAGGCAAGCAGGGGACCATACCTAGAAATGTACGGACGCGAAGCGATGCCCGACTCGCCGTGGACTGTGTACGGAAACCAAGTTGGCAAACGGATGTTCTAGAAGTGACCGACACGGAAGTTAAAAAGCTACTACTGACCGCATCCGACAACGAACTCGGCAACTTTGGCGAGCGTCTGTGGTCGCGTGTTTTTGAATCTTCGTCAGTGAACTACATACCGCTTAGCCAGATATCCAACGGCGGGGCACCAAAGATTCAATGTAAAGGCAATGGAACCGTTCTGCCCGACTTCGACGTGGCATGTGGAAGGTGGACGGCATACATAGATTCCAAGTGCAAAACCCAAAGCGTGCTTTTCAGGAAGAAAAATCAAGTTAGGCACGGAATAGATCGTCGCATCTGGGCTGAGTATCAAAAGGCAGGGCTGACTTACAGGAAAGAATGCGCTATCGCTGTCCTTGAGTTACTGGACCACGAGGGTAAGTGGTCCGGGGAAATCATGATCGAAACACTTCGAGAACTCGGCGAACCGTTCGCCGGCGAGAGCAATCAAAGGCACATGGTTTACTGGCCTAAGAAAGCCTTTCGCAACTTGCATTCGTTTACTCCGTGCGAACTCTGGAATGCGTACAAGGGCGTGGGTGTTCCTTCGTTTGCGCCAGAACTAGACCTCGTGTTTAACCGCAAGAGTCAAGGCGGTTTGTTTTAACCACCACCACCATAGGAACGGAATCCCATGTTTGAAATCATCCTATTTCTCTCGGCCCTGTTGAACCTGACCTTAATCGCCATGCTGCTAACCGACCGACCAGCATCGCCGCTAACCGGCATCGCCTGGCACGAGACGACGAGGCGAACGGTAATCAACGCACAGTTTCGCAGGCTACCGGAATGCGGCGTCGGCTACCTGATCGAGAACGAAAGGAACTAAGCGTGACGGATCACGAGATTGCACGGTTTATAAAGAAGCGGAGAACAGTCAGGGAATTGGTGGCGGTTAAGGCTTTGCCAATGACACAGCGGGAAGTTGGCTTGCATCTTGGCATCAGCTACCAGCGTGTTCAGCAGATCGAACGCAAAGCACTGCGAAAGCTGATGAAAAGCATAAGCATGGCGAACATCAATCGTCGGCACTGGGAAACCATCGCCGACGCGGAGGATGAACATCACCGAAGGAATCGTGTGATGTAGTGCATGGACGCAGCGACGGATCGCAAACCAGTGTGAAGAGGCACTACACCCCGGCAGAGCGATGGATGCCGAGCCGGGATTTTCAATCGAAGGGAAACAACGATGCAGTCAAGGAAGCTATTTATTTGTGTGGTCGAGATCGAGAACATGCACCGAGTTTACTGCGGGCGCTCGCTGTCGCTGGCGGCAATTCGCCTTGAACCTGGAACGTGCTACGGATGGGGCGATAACCACCACGAGGCATTGACCGCTGGCATGGATGAGGCATTGGCGTTCAGGAAGAACGGAAGCAAGTAATGTCCACCTACTACCCGATGCGACCGATTCCCGCGTTGAATCTTCCGGCTCCCGAACTGGCTGTGGACGCACCGGTCATTCACGACCGGCACATGGACCTCGATATCAACGACTACGAATTCGAGACGCCCGCGATGATGGCGAGCTTTACCCTGCGGAAGCTGGTTATCGGCGAAGGTGTCGAGTGCGAATCGGTCACGCTCAAGGATTGCAGTATCTACTTCGGCAAGACCGAGATTGTGATTGACGGCGTTGAAAGCCTGATTCGCATCGAGCGGTGGATTCGTGACGAGTTGGAGCGGAACGCGGAATTTCGGCAGGATGTTCGCGACAAGGCTTTTGACGCCTAACCCAAAGAAGGAAAACAATGGCAACCGAACTAGAACCAGTTCCGCCAACACCAATCGCCAACGGTCGAATCTCGACCGATCTTCGCTCCGTGTCAATGTCCGCCAGCGTTGAGGATATGCAAGCAGCATTGTCTGAGTACGCGGCACGCCGGGTAGCGTTTCGTGACTGGCTTCTGTCGAACATGATCGAGGGAATCCATTACGGATACCCGCCCGGATGCGAGCCAAAACTAGACGATTCCGGCAACGTCGGCGTGTGGGATTCTCGCAAGAGCCAATACAAGTGGTATCCAAAAACGCAGTGGACCGCGAAGAAATGCCTGTACAAGGCCGGTGCGGACTTCATTTGCGACCTGATGGGGATTAGGGACGAGTATCACGCCGACATGGAAGCGCACGCCCAGATTGGATCGCCGACCGACACGTTCGTATTCTCGTGCAAGCTCATTTCGCGGAGCAACGGGGAGCTAATCGGCGAAGGTCGCGGCGTTCGCAAGATCGGCCAGAAGGGCGGCGATGCGAATAACGCCATCAAGATGGCAAAAAAGAGCGCCAAGGTTGATGCGGTTCTGAGCGCCTATGGCTTGGCCGACCTGTTTACCCAAGACCTGGAAGATGCCATCCCACCAGCCACGCACATTAACCCGCAGCCACGCGAAGATGCTCCACAAGCGGCAGCCCGCGCTGCCCGCGTCACGCTCGACGAAATCAAGGCGGCGTTGAACAACTGGAAGTCGATCCGGCACGACGCGGTAGCCACGAAAGCCGACTGGGCAAAGTGGGTGCGTGAAACCGTGGGACGCGAATTCGATGAATCCAAGATCACGCAATGGACGCGCGACGACATGAGCAAAGTGTCGGCAGCCATCGAAAAGGAGTTGGTGAATGTATAGCGACGAAACATTGGCGGCATTCGTTGACCTGGAAGATGCGAAGCTCGTCACGACCGACCGTTCGACCCTGGAACGGTTCTCAGTCTGCCCGGCCCAGGCGTTATTCGTCGAAGCCGGATTGACCAATAACAATTCATTTCTGGCTGCGACCGGAGAAGAGATTCATTCGGCGTTCGGCAAGGCAATCACCGACTACATCAACGACGATGGTTCGTATTCTCCCGGTGACTTGGCGGAACGTGCCGACTACTACCTGAAACATTCGAGGCCCGACGTACAGCCGGAAGTGATTAAGGCGTCACGGGCGATGGTCTGGGACTGGTCGAAACTGATAGCGTCGATGCACCCCGCGAACATTCTGCGATATGACGGCGGCGAATCCGACTATTCCGGCCAGCTATCGTGGGACTTGAAAGACCTTGGTATCCGCGTCACTTCTGAACTCGACCTGTTATTCGCTGGACCGTCCAAGCAGCTATTGCACGAAGCCGATTACAAGACCGGCTACAAGGTGCATTCGAGTACATCGGTTCGTGATTCGTTCCAGTTCCAGGTCCATGCCTGGCTGGTACTGAATAACTATCCCGACGTTGAAGGTCTGGAAGTTCGCGTCTGGAATACCCGGTCGCGGCGGCTGTCGTTCGGCGTTGAATTCGAGCGAAAAGACCTCGGGACATTCGACAGCCGAATTCGGACGACCGCCGAAATCATGCTCAAGCATCGCGGTATGCTGCCGACGATGGCCGAGACGTGGCCGACTGTCGAGAAGTGCGGATTCTGCCCGGCTGCCGTGATGTGCCCTGTGAGTGGTCAGTCTACGCAACTAATCGAGGATAACCCCGGCCTGTTTGTCGATCAGCTTGTGGCTGCCGAGGCACGCGTTACAGCGATGCGGAAGATGGCGAGCCAGTACGTATCGAAAACCGGCAAAGACATCGTGAGCGAGGCGGGGAACGCCTTTGGGATCGGCAAGCCCAGGACAGCACGGGCGCCAACGAAAGCAACCTACTCGGTCGAGGCGACTGAGGATGAAACCGAAACGGAGAGCGAGTAATGGCCGACGAAAAGATTCGACTGGGCGGATTGTGGGCGAGCAAGATGAAAGACGGAACCGAATACCTGTCTGGGAATCTTGGTCAGGCTCGCTTGATGATCTTCCCGAACGGATTTGCGAAGGGCGACAACGATCCGACGCACATCATGTACATCGTGGCGCAGAAACCGAAGGACGGAGACAAGCCGGCTGGTGCGAAGCCGGCGACGAAGCGAACGCCAGCGAACGACGATGTTCCTTGGTAATGACCTGCGATCCCCTCGGCAGCATCGGGAGGCGTCACCGACTGTCGGGGTTTATGCGTGAATTGGATGGCAGGCGAATACCGCAAGACTATTGGCCTGACCGCTCGGTTCGATTCCGGCTCACGCTCTTTTTGTACCAGTGTTTTAATCAACGAAAGGAATCTCAATGGCAACCGACGTAGCCGAAGAAGTCGCCGAAGAAACAGAAACCGAAGTGGTCGAGACGGCTGAGCCAGCCATCGCACCGGTCGCGGAGACGCCAGCCGAACCGAGTGAACACGACACGCTTGAGGCAATCATTACGCAAGCGCAGAAAGTAACCGGCTTGCGCAACGAGTACGAAGATGCAGAGGCCGAAGCGAAGGAAGCCAAGGAAGTGGCCAAGGCTGCCAAGACTCGCTGGGAAGGCCAAGCTATCGCCCTGGAGCGGCTTATTCTCGGCAAGAACGAAACGCTGCCACTGTTCGACAAGAAAGAGCCGATTGGCGAAGTGACTCCCAAAGACGAGTCGTGGCGCGAAGTGAAAATCGAAGTTCTTGAATTGCCGCACGGGCTGATTGGCAAACTCTACGAAGCGAACATTGAAACGCTGGGGCAGCTTGCCGATTACACGCTCCCGCAGAATGGCAATAAGCGACTAACCGACATCACTGGCGTAGGCCCTGGTGCAGTCGAGAAGATCGAAGCGGCGACAACGCAATTCTGGGCGACATACCAACAGCCAGGAGCGGGGACAACGGAACTCAAAGAAGAGATTGCCGACGCCTTTCGTGAGGCCGGAATCTTAGCAAGTTAGCAAGCAGCCCACCCAGACAGTTGCGTGTCTGTGAGGGAATGATTGGCCGCCTAGTGCCCGACAGCTTGTGGCCTAGGGCTAGGCGGTTTTTTTGACAAGGAAGTTGACATGTCAAACGCTTTCGACGAACGCCGCTTACTCGACCCAAGCGGATTGATAGATGACCTGGTGCAACAGACATCGGCCCAGGCGAAGCGAATCCATGACATGCGAGGCGATATGGAATGCTCGCTAGAGGCGGTCGAACTGTCAATCGTGGAACTAACAAAAGCCAAGGAAGCTTTAACTAACGCTCTGGCTATTTAACCAGACACAACCATCAAGAATGGAGTCTTGAAATGCTCGTGTTATCGAGAGCCAAAGGCGAAGGAATCCTAGTCGGCGAGACGGTTCTGATCGTCGTCACCGCGATCCACGCTCACGACGTGCGTATAGGAATCCAGGCACCGCATGACGTGCCGATTCACCGCTCAGAAGTCGTTGAACGCATCATTGCCAACGGTGGCAGGCTCAACGAGCAGGGCGAGTTAATCGAGCGTTCGCGGCAGGATTTGATGGCGGAGATTCAATCGCTCAAGGGGCAGTTGGCTTTGGCTACGAAGCGATAGCGAATCAGGACACTTGTGCCACGGCGGCACGCGGGAAACCGCAGGGACGAAGAACGGATTTATTAGGATGTTAGCCGATGGCCGGTGACTGGATGCAGGTTGACCTAGACCTACCTGAAAAAGTGCAGGTTCATGCAATCCTCGATGAGACGGAATTGCCAATCGACGTTGTGTGCGGTCGCATTGTTCTGTTCTGGCGATGGGTTGAGCGTCATGTAACTGACGGATTTAAGCCTGGTGCTACGGTTCGCAGTCTCATTCGAGCGGCTGGTGGCGACGAATCATTCTGGCTAGCCGTTTCAAAATCAGGATGGCTTTGCATCGAACCGGACGGTTTGAGGATTCCAGATTGGGAAAAACGCTTTTCCAAGGCGTCAAAACAGCGAATTGTAAATGCAAGGCGTCAAGCAGTTTACAGAAATAGTAACGCTGACAGTAACGCTGCACGTAACGGTCGTGTCACGCTCGACGTAACGCAAGAAACGCTTGCTGGTAACGCACCACCGTTACCTAAAGAAGAGTTAAGTATAGAAGAGTTAAGTAAAGCTAAGAGTCCTTCGGACTCTTTAAAGAGCGATCCGGTCATTGAACGGCGTACGCTGGAATTCATCTACGACGCCATCGACATGGATCTCGCAACCGAATTCTTCCAGTCGGTTCAGTCGATGCTCCCGAATTCCAAGTTTCCCGTAATGGTGCAATGGGCGGCGGAGTTCAAGGCCATGCGGACGAAAGACCCGCCCGACCGGAACCCAGAGAACATTCGGGAGATGTTCGCTTGGGCGCATTGCGACGATTTCTGGCGGCAGGCTGTTCTGACTCCAATGTCGCTGAGGAAAAACTGGGACGCGATCACGATGCGGCGAGATCAAGCCGCTAACGCATCAAGCAAAGAACTAAACGCACTAATCGACGATTTTTAGCCATGACCAAAGAACAGTTCCGAGAATGGTTTCAGCATCACGTTGCGGCGTTCCCGTCGTGCCGTTCGTGGTTGAAGAAATATCCCAAGGACCGCGATGCGAATGCACCGGTCTCGTTTGGGGCCGAGCCGACGCAACGCGAGATCGTAGCGGAGTGGTTCAGGACTCTCGAAAAGGTGAACTACGAAGATGCGATTCGAGCTACCGACCAGCTTGCACAAAGCGATGAGGATTTTAGTTTTTCTTATGAACGTGCTGCGGCGAAGGTGCGTAGCATCGCTACCGGGTTCGGTCGTGTTAGAAAGTTTTGCGAGCCGAAACGATTCGATCCGAACACTCCGACGTTCAAGTGCCACTACTGCCAAGACAGCGGCAAGGTTCCTGTAGTGTGCCCGTGCTGTGTCGATGTGATGGGCGAAGCGTGGCCGGAAGGACCGCCCGACCATTGGAACGCACAGCCGATTTGTGCGGAGCCTGCGAAGCGAATTCACATTGGCAGATATTCGGCTGATTGCTTTTGTGCGATAGGTATTCGATTCCATCACAACATTCGATTTGATCCCGAGACGGTTTGTTATTTCACCGGTCACAACTGGCAGAGCGTCCGCGATTGGTTCGCGGCCCGCGCGGTGCGGATCGCGGAGTCGAGGAAGTTCAAGGAGTGGGTATGAGTCTGGATGTCTACCTAAGGCGATTGCAGCCTTCGCTGGTTTACGAAGCGAACATTACGCACAACCTCAACAGCATGGCTGACGAGGCGGGTATTTACTATCACTTGTGGCGACCAGAAGAAGTTGGCGTCACGAAGGCAGAACAATTGATCGAGCCGCTGACGATTGGACTGGCGCAGTTACGAGCGGACCCTGAACATTTTAAAAAGTTCAATTCGTCCAACGGATGGGGGATGTACGAGAACTTCGTTCCGTGGGTCGCTAGATACCTCGAAGCATGCCGGGAATATCCAGACGCGGACGTGGAGGCTTTTCGGTGAAACTGCGCCTCCCCTACCCGCCGAGTGCAAACCGCTATTGGCGCAACTTTCGCGGACGCATGGTCGTCAGCAAGGAAGCGAAAGCGTACAAGGAGTGCGTTTCTCTGCTTGCTTGTGGCGATGGTCCGCTATCGGGACCAGACCCGTTCATCGGACCAGTGCGAGTTAATATCGACGTGTACAGGCCACGGAAAGCCGGCGACCTCGATAACAAAATAAAAATCCTACTCGATTCGATCCAAGGGGTTTTCATCATCAACGATTCTCAGGTGCATCACATTGAGGCGCGACTATTCGACGAGCCGAAGCAACACAAGAAGCATAAGCGTGAAGGCTACGTTGAAATCACAATCTCAGCGATCTGAAAGGTTGGTGCGGGATGGGGAAGGTGGTGGCCAGAAAAACCATTCTCGTCATGTTCGCTTGCAACGACTATCGAAGCGGTAATCCAGCCAATGAACTGTTTGGAATCCACTTTGGTGACGCGATGACGATCGAGCGGTACATCGTGGATGCGAAAACTAGTTTCTGGGATGGCGGCGGAGAAGTGGTCCACATCGGCCGGAGGAAGTTTCCGTGTCGCAGTTATCGAAACTGGATTGGCAATTGGTGCTGGGACGGTGCGCAGTTCACGTTGCAGGTTGCGGCCGATCTCGCAAACTACGTTAAGTCGCTTCGGATTGGAGACACGCAGAAGTTTTGTATCGAGAGTGGTGCGGACGGATTGTTCGATAAATGGAAGTCCGATGAGTTGTTTATCGCAAGCGATTTTAAGTAACCAACGCAGCCCTAACCCCCTAACCAGCAGCGAAAGGACGTGGTGGATGAAGATCGACAAGATTACTTTCGAGATGGGACGCGACTTCTACGCAGTCATGCGGTGTGAACATTGCGACAGCACGCAAGAAAACAAAGCAGGCTATCACGACGCCTATTATCACAACGAAGTGATTCCATCGATGGTCTGCGAAACGTGCGGACGAACTGGACGCAATCGAGACGGGACGCTTACGCACACCACCCCCACCAGCGAAAGGGCGAGCGATGAGTGAGCGTGAAGCAGAGACGAAAAGACTGTCGGCAATTCAGGTTTTGAGAAAGATTCCGCCAGATATGACGGTTAGCCAAGCTCTCAAACTACTGAAAGAACGTCAGGACGAATACGAAGCCAGAATGGATCACGAGGCGTGGATAGAAGACTGTCGGAGTGACCAGGATTATTAACTAACTGCCAGTGAGGCGAGCGATGAGTGACGAACGGATTGAAGAAATCAGGAAGCGATGCGAGCTAGCTACGGCTGGTCCGTGGTTCGCGGATTGCCATCCAGGCGGCATTGCCGGATCGAGGTGCTATCGAGAACTGATTCGGTCGCAGGCGAGCTACCCGCCTATCACGATTGCCGCACGACCGATGCGTGGAATCGAGTCGGGGTCAAGCAAACAGACATTTAGCGACATGCAGTTCATTGCCAACGCCCGGCAGGATATTCCGTACCTGCTCGAACAGATCGCTGAATTAAAGGCGGCTTTGTACTCGATTGAATAACCACCCAGAAAGCGAGGCGAGCGATGAGTGACAAGCCGATTGATTTCACCTGCAAGGTCTGCGGCAAGGAATGCGACTGCGCACCGGACCCGCCTGATCGTGCTGTGTGCCCGGAACACTGCGAAGATCATGACTACGAATACGACCGCATGAGACGCGGCAAGTTCTGTAAGCACTGCGACGAACCTGTACCGGAGGATTATTACGATGAGTGACAAGCCACTAACCCCGGAAGAACGAGCCTGGAAGCTGTGGGAAGAGTACCAGGAACTATGCAAGCAAGGCTCGCAGGGTAATTTCCCCAGCGATGACGACGAAGCCGCACTATTCGCCAAGCACATCGCCGCAGCCGTGGCCGACGCTCGGAAGGATGAGCGTGCGAGGATTATTGCGACGATCACTCAGTACATCGACGATTGCAGGTTGTACGAAGATGTCAGGTCGCTCGATGTCGCGGAGTACATCGTGCAGGAAATTCAACAGGAACCAACCCAATGACCGGCAAAGTATTCACATGTTCGCTACGCCGTCGCGAGCGTAGCGAACTATACTTGGCGGCACAATCAGTAATTTTGGACCTCGAACGCGACATGGAGCGTAGAGACGCGAACGGCGAAAAAACGAGTCGCACCAAACGAAAAATCGAAAGGCTTAAGCGTGCTTTAGAATCTTTGCGAACAGCTATCAAGGAGCCAACCCCATGACCACCGAAGCGAAGAACGCGAACGAACTAATCCGATACCCGGTTGCTGTGATGGCCGGATGCCCGTGGAACATCCTTGATGCTGCCGGGATGCGAATTGCGATGTGCGGAGACCCTGGAAAGCTGGGGTACAACCACACCGATACATTGCGAGCCGCCGAAATCGTCCGCGCGCTGAACGCCTACCACGCTATCGAAAGCAAGCCGGCACCAGTGGAGGCGAGCGGAGAGCCGAGCGGGGCGGCGATGCGGGCATCACGCGAAATTGACGGTAGCGATAATTCAAAACCGCCATCGCCCTGGGTACGTGAAATAGCCCGCATCATCGACGACGCCTTCGCCGCCGAGCGTGCGGAAGCTGCTGAGCAGCTAGAGCGTCTACGAGAAATCCAGGTGGACCTGAACGGCGATTGCGAAAAAGCATGGGGAAAATTTCGTGAAGCCGAGCGTGAGCGGGACGAGGCGAGGGCGGAAGCCAAGTGTCTGACTAAGCGTTCCAGCGATTACCACGACGCATGGAAGTCAGTAACAGCTTTCATTAAGGAACTGGAAGCGGATTTAGCCGTATCCTACAAACTGCGTGAGCAAGCGGAGATATCGGCAATGTCGAACCGGAAAGAACACGCACAACTCCGTGCCGACCTGGACGAGGCTGTGGTGATTCTCAAAAACTGGGTCAGTGCGTCAACAGTTTCGATTTATGCAAGGCGAACGCAAATATTCCTCGACCGCCTATCCAAGCCCAGTGAGCCGGGCAACTGTTCGGAACTCCCTGCGCAAGCTCCCTGCGCAAGCGTGGATACTCCCTGCGCACCGCCCGAGACAGCGACCGAGAGCGGGGATGCCTACGTCGGCTGGCATGATCGTCGTGATGAGCTTGGCCGGCGAGTTAGAGATACCTGGGTTCGATGGGCGCAAGATCAGCTATACACCAAGCCGTCATGGGTCATTCCGTATGATGAAATATCAGAAGCAGACAAAGAGGTGGACCGCCAGATTGGCGAGGACATCGCTGTGTTTGTGGAACTACAAGCACAAGCCACCATCGCCACCCTACGCCAGCAACTAGCCGAGCGGGACGCGGAGATTGAGCGGCTGAATTCCGTGCTGGCAGGCGTTCGGGAATTAATACACTCGTCAGGGGCTTGACATTTGGTATAATTTCCGCAGTAAATGAGGGGACGCATGGCGGCATCCGGTTCAAATTCGCGCACCATCGAGCCTGAAAGCATCAGGCACATGGTTGGCGAATTGGTTCAGAAAGTCACGCGACCCGGTTATCACGGAGCATTCACGCTAACCGTACAAGTCCGCGACGGAGCAATCTACGCGGCTGACAAGGAACTCAAAGAGACGATCCGAGCGTAAAACTTAAGGCATCTGAAAGCATCAGAGCCGCATTTGTGCAGTACCGGATAACCCGGGCTGTGTGAATGCGGCTTTTTTCGTTTTGGGAGTCAATCGTGAACGGTACGCCGAAGTTTAGTTTCAACCGTGACGACCTAGTTCGAGTGCTGGAAAGTGCGGCGTTTTCCGCCGTTGCTGCCGGACTGGGATATCTGGCGTCGAACCTGACCAGCGTACACGTGAGCGGACCGACCGTGCTGATTTTGCCGTTGGTCGTTTCCGTTCTGTCGGCTGCACAGAAGTTCTTTTCGGATACCCGTACACCGTGAGTTAGCCATGAAGTGGCTCGCCATGCTGCCAATTATCGGTGTTGTGTTCTGGAACGTCAGGCCCATCGAGACGGCGGTTAAGCGAGTGCTGTTATCGCGGGAGGTAGCGAAGTTGATCGGCTGGATTCTTTCGATACTGGGCGACTTACACGAGTTTCTTAATCGGACTCTGGCATGAGTAATTGCGAGCTTCTTTTAACGCTGCTGTTGGTTTTTGTGCTTGCCGGATCTTTCGTAACCGGATTCCTGATTGTTGGTGGACCAAGAGCATGATTCGATTCACAAGCATTGTACTGCTGCTAGTCGCCCTGCATGGCGGCGGGACGGCTAGCGGGCAGTCTCAAACGCCAAGCCCAGACGCATCGCACCACGAAGCCGTGGTATGGGTTCTAAGCCCAAGCGACTCGGCGGCTGGCACTGGCACACTCATCGACGTGGAAAGCCCGACAGGGCAGGTTCTAGGCGTCGTCATCACGGCCAATCACGTATACGAAGGCGGCAACGGTTCGGCAGTTATCGAATTCAAACATGGCAAGTATGCCGGAAAGAAACTGCGCGGAAACGTCGTCGCCAACGATGCAAGGCTCGACCTGTGTGCTATCGGATGTCAGGTTCCCCCGGATGCCCATCGCGTGCCTATCGCGTTCACCTATCCCGCCAAGGGCGATACGGTCGAGATGTGCGGCTATGGTGGTGGAAATTGGCGGCATTTCTTCGCCCCGGTTCTCGGGGCCACCACGCATCAGTCAGCCGAGAATACGGATTTAGGCGTTGACTTCCAGAGCATATCAGGCGACTCGGGCGGCCCGATTCTCAGCCAGCAATCCGAGTTGATCGGCGTGCTGTGGGGCGGTCCAGGTCACGCTTATCCAACGCACGGCTGCTACGGCGATTACGTGCAGACGTTTCTGCGAACCGCTGGCATGATTCCGCGACGATGCCCGAACGGTCAATGTCCGCAGCCAACTCCGCAACAGCAGCAACAGCCCAGGTACAAGAATCCGCCCGTTATCGCTCAGCCTGACCCGCAGCCGCCAGCGGCGACTTCACCCGCGACTGTACCTGTCACTTCACCTGTCAAGCCATGCGAATGCGATCCAGCGAACGCCTGCAAGTGCGACAACGCGAAGCTGATTGCACCGCTGATCGAGCGAATCAAGATTCTCGAATCGAAGCTAGAGCATCTAACGCTAGCGAAGGGCGAGCCGGGTCCAGCCGGACCCAAGGGCGACACCGGACCAGCGGGCACTAACTGCATCGAACCAGACCCCGCGAAGCTGGCTGAACAAATCCAGGCGCATTTGAAACCGTTCTACATCCGAGTCGTGCCACCAGCGGGATACACGGACAGCACGCCGCCCTACAACGCCGTCAAGCTCGGCCAAAAACTTGACTTGCAATTGGAACCAGTGCCGGCAGCCCAGTAGTGCCCCGGCTTTACCTTGTTAGGAGTTAGTTCAATGGCAGATGTTCTAGACGTACCGGGCGGACTGCAACAGCAGGCTCTCGCTCGCATCAGTGCTTCGGGCGCGGCAGCGAACGAGCACTTCGTTTCGTTCGGCAAGATTCTGGACCTGAACTACGAAGCCGACCGCAAGATGGTTTCGCTCGTCCAGTCGCTTGGCGTCCGCGAAGTGACCAGTAAGTCGGGTCAGGAAGGCATTCCTGGGGCGGCCAAGTAAGCGAGTAAAGCATGACCGAATCAATGGAGGATGAGGTCGTTCGGCTGCGAGCCGAAATCGAATCCTACAGGCAGCGTGAGTTAGCGGACCTAAAAGCCGCGCTCACGACTGCCCGTCAGGATGCCGACCACTACCGCAGCGAGGCACAGCGAAACGCCGATCTTGGTCAGCAGATTGCAGCCGGATATCAGCAGCAAGTTGCCGACTTGAAATCCAAACTCGACGCACAAAACATCCTGAACCAAAGCAGGCGACCGGTCATCGATGGATGAGCTAGAGCGAATCGTGATGGATGGCGTCTCGGCACACGAAAGATTCGTCGCCGAGTCGAAAGCGATTGACTACGCATGGAAAACGGGCACGCTGGCGGACCTTGTGAACCAAATGAAGGAACGCGCGATTTATGAGTACAGCCGAACCGACCCCCGCGCCGCAGCCGGACCCGTTAGCTGACGAACCTGTCGATCTAGACAACGGAGTAAAGAAGGCACTGAATCTGTGGGCACTAACGCAAGTGGCCCACGAAGGCATGATGCTCGACAAGATCGGCAAACAAACCAAGCGAGTGCTTCAATTGGCTGATGCAGCGAGAACAGGAAAAACGGCAGCGAGCGATAGCCAGCCCGATGGTGAGGATATGGGCGTTAGCATCGGAAACGAAAAGCGGGAGTACCACTATCACTACGCACCGCAGCAACAGGATTCATCCGTGAAATCTCTCATGCCGTCCGCGAATACGCTGGGCACTGTCGGCAAGGTGTTGGCTGCTGCTGGTATCGGCGTTGGTGGTTTGCTCGCCTATCAGAATTACATGAAGCCCGACACACAGCCACCAGCCGGAAACGTGACGATCAACGGGCACGATTACCAACTCGGCATCAAGGTCAAAGACTGATGCAGATAGTGAACGACCACGAATTCCGAGTCGGTGACGTTATCGGCTTCTCCGGTAGCGACCTGATTTCACGCGCGATTAAGCTCGCAACAGTGCCACCGTGGTATTGGCTTTCGGCACATTGGCGTTGCGTATCGCACGTCGGAATCTGCGTTCACTGGCACGATAAGACTGTTATGGTTGAGAGCACGACGTTCAACAGCGACCCGTGCCTGATTACGAAACACAAGATAAAAGGCGTCCAGGCACACTTACCGCGTGAACGTGTCGAGAACTATCCGGGATACGTGTTCCGAATGCGACTCGATGAACGCTGGCGTTTCAATAAGTGGGACGCGAAGCACTTTAGCAGCGACGTGTTGAGCTACATCGGATTTCCCTACGACACACTCGGTGCGATCCGTTCGGCGACCGACGTTCCGGCTTACGCGAATCACAAGCGGCAGTTTTGCAGCAAGGTTGTTGCCGCAGCACTGGCACGGGCGAACCGATTGCCGCTATCGAATTCAAACTCGTACACGCCGAGCGGACTCATGCACCGGCTGTACGACGTAGAGACTTACGACGAAGGTATCAGACTTAAATAAGGAGACGGGTATGGCGTCCGAGAAACTGAAAGCCGTGATTGACACGGCAACTGTTCTGGAACAGGCCAAGAGCACGGCGGACGCGAAAGCTGACGCACTGGCTACGGCTACGGCTTCGGACGTAGAAGCGAAACAGGCGGTCAGTGACGCATTGGCAGCGTTCGATACGGCTGTGGCCGAACTCAAGTCATAAGGGCAACGACCATGAAGCCATTCGTTTACACGCTAGCGATCCTGACGGCGATTGAGGCGGCTAAGGCAAACGCACAGCAGCCATGCCCGAACGGCAACTGTCAGCCGCAAGCCCAGGGCGAGTACCACCCGGCAACCCGCGTGCTCAAGCGTGGTTATCACCGCGTGGGACGTATCTGGTACGGCATCTTCTCGCCAATCAACCTTCCGATTGGAAAGTAGCGATCAATGGGGCCAATCGAGGACAAGGCGAAGTTCTGGACAGTGCAGCTTAAAAGCGTTGTCCAGACGGTGGGCATCTCGGGCGTGATTCTCGGGATGGTTATGTATGGCGGCTACGGAATTATGATGCGCGTGATCGACGTCGTTGAGCCAAAGCTAGAGCGAGTCACGTCGGCAACGGTAGATCACATGGCGGAACAGACTGCCACCACCAAGCAAATATCCCAGACGATGAAGCAACAGAGCGAACTAATCCAGGGTTTGCATACGAAGGTGGACGGAGTTTCGAGTCGAATCGAGCGTATCGAAATCAAACTCGACAATCGAGGGCAACCGAAGTGAAGTCATTCCTGCGCTGCATACTTCCCGACCTGATTTTCATCGCCGTACTCGGAGCCGTGGCGGCAATTGCACTAACCGCGAAGGGTAGCGACGAACTAAGAAACGTGCGCCCAAGTGTAGCCGGTCACTGCGTTTGTGATAGTAATCGCGTGCACTCCGTAGATCGTGCCAAGTTCATTATGGGATGCACCGAGACTGCTCAGCACACGGACTGTCCTAACAATATCCTCAGTCAGCTTTGCGCAGTGTTGCCTTTCTCCGCGAACTTGCGTTCCATGCTTAATTCGATCCCGCATGTTGCCAGTAGGGGTGTCCCATCGAAGATTGGATACGTCGCAATTGAGTGGATTTCCATCGTTATGGCATCCATGCATTCCATCTGGTCTTGCGCCGATGAAGTGCTCAAGTACCAAGTGGTGCACGTGCTTCCATATCCGTTTTCCATTCATCCGAAATCCGACAACAAGGTAACCGTTGGCGCGGGATCGCTTGGTTGTCATGCGATTCCAGGTGTCAGATATATGCCACTCGAACCCCATCGTTTTCGGCACTCTGCGTTTTGCTTTACACGTCCACACTGATCCATCTGAACCGATTCGATATGCTTCGCAACCATAAACAAGTTCGTAACGGATTGACATGACCTATAGACTCCGACATGTGATTGTTAACGCAACGATATCCATCGTGTATTACGCGATTTGTTGCGAATATGTTCACGCGGCAAATCAACAAAAACCAACG